AAGGTTTTCGCTGTAAAAAAGTGAAAGTGACATTTGAAATAATTGATTAATAACAAAATTAAATATGAAACAGACATTAGAATCGGCAGCAATAAATGAATTGTTTTTCAGTTATGCTTGTACGTCAAGAAATATATCATTTGCCGGGCTTGTATATGACAGAAATGCAATGCTAAATATGTTCCGAAAAGGTGCTGAATGGCACGCAAAGCAATCAATAGAGATCCTTTCCTCTGTTTTAGAAAACTGGGTACATGGCGGTGATGCTGATTGCATCATTGCGGAGTTTGAAGAAAAATTAAACAAATGATACTATGAAAGAGATTTGGAAAGATATAGACGGCTTGTTTGGGTATCAAGTTAGCAATCTTGGGCGTGTTAGAAGTTTTTTTAGTAGATGGGGAAAACGAAAATATCCCAAAATAATGAAAGGTTCTATAGACTCTCATGGATATGTACAAGTAACGATTAGGATAAATGGGAAAAGCAAACTAATGTTAGTCCATAGACTTGTAGCAAAACATTTATACCAAATCCCTTAAACTTAGAAATGGTCAATCATAAAGACGAAAACCCCTTAAACAATAATATTGATAACTTAGAATGGTGCACACGGTCTTATAATAACTCTTACGGACACGCAACTGACAGCTATAGAAAAATGATTTGTTGTATATGTGGAGATACAGCATACATTTTCAATTCAATAAAAGAAGCTTCAAGTAAAATGCATATTCCTACAACGTCCATTTTCAATTCGTTAAAAAGGTGTTCACCTATGGTTAGTAGGGGGTTAACATTTTATTATGTTAGCAAAGAAAATATCCCGTCTTTCGATGAAATACTGGAAGCCAACAGAGATGTACTAGAACGGATTCAAGAGAAAGGAGACTAATATGTATATAGCAAGAGACAAAGACGGTGATTTGTTACTTTTCACAGAACGACCCGTAAAGGCTGATGATGGTGAATTTTGGCAACCAACAAAACATAGATTTGATTGGATTAGGCTTGATCCCGCACTATTCCCCGAAGTAAAATGGGAAGATGAAGAGCCAACAGAAGTTAAATTGGTAAAGAAGTAGAGCCAAATAACAAGATAGATATGAGCATAAAGATAAGTAAAGAGGCGTATGAGAAACTAATCAAGGAAGATTTAGACTTTCTCAATGAACATTGTCCGGAGAGCTTGGAATTAGATCATATTAAAGCAATTATTCGCAGTTCAATCGACTGGAATTATCCGAAAAAGGCTAAGAGCATGTGCCTTAAAGATAAAACAAAAGTACTAGAATAAAAAGATACAGAAAGGAGGACTAACTATGGATTACTTATTAAAAGTGCTATTTTCAATAGCAACAACAATGATATTTTTACAATTGGGACTAACAATAGCATTAAATTGGAATGAAGAATCTAAGAATAACCAAAAGCTATACAAGTGTGTAAAAATATTTGGTGCTTTTACATTAGGAGCAATCGGATTATCCTTCCTTGTGTTAATTCTTAAAGTTATATGGATTGATTAAATTAGCAAATATGGGATTTACAACAGCAGCGTTTATTAGACGCAATACACCGGAGCTTCGAAAGAAGTTGGAGGAGTTGGGATATAAAAATTATGGCAACCCTTTTCAAATAACTGATGATAGCAAATTAATTACAACTATTGATGGTGAATATGTTCCTTATAATGTACCACTAGACGATAGTTTTATTGATTGCGGAACTAACAAGAATCTTTTCTTGGCAATAGCCGCATTGAGGGATGATACAAACGAAAATCAATGGTTTATTTGCGATGTAAATCATTGGGATAGATCGGACAATGGAGAATTAACAGTTTATGCTGAAATAGGAGAATGGATTTTTTGTAAATCCAATGACGATGATTGTGTACAAGATAATCATTATCACAAGGCTACCGTAGAAGAACTGATCGAACACTTTAAAGAAAAGGAGGTGAATCATGAATAGCGTACAGACACAAACCTTTTCTATCAGAGGGAATGACGATGCTATGGCATATATTGATTTTTGTGATGGAGATTTATGTGTTTCTGTTGTGGTAGATGGCAAACAAGCAGATTTTCACTTTGAGCCTGTTACTTTGAAGATGTTTGCCTATGCTTATAAGTTGCATTGTGAAGAATTAAAAAAGGAGGAATAAAATGAATCGTACAATAAAATTCAGAGGAAAAAACTTATATAATAACGAATGGATATTTGGTGACTTGATTCAGTACGAAAGTGGTGAAATGGCTATTTTCAGCAATAAACTTTCCCAATATGGATGCGAAGCTACTGAAATGTTTAATAGAAGTAAGGTTTATCCCGAAACCGTAGGTCAGTTCACCGGATTGCTTGACAAGAATGGAAAAGAAATCTATGAAGGGGATATACTCAACAACGGGCAGCGCAATTACTTTGTGTGTTGGAATAGTGAACGGGGCGCTTGGTGGCTAAAGAACAAAGACCTTATATACACTACACCTCTTGGATTTTTATCAATAGAACTATTTGTTGTAGGTAACATCTACGATAACCCAGATTTAATCAAAGAGGAATAATCATGAAGAAAATAATGTTCAATGATAAATTCGGCTTAACCCAAGCCGTATTGGATGGTCGGAAGACTATGACGAGAAGAATTGTAAGTGAAAAACTATTAGATAGATGGACTGATTACGATGATTTTTGCAACAACGTAAGTGTTGAAAATGCACCTACAGAACGTCAATATTACGACGAAAAAGATTTCTTTCTTAATAATGCACCATATAAACTTGGTGAAGTTGTCGCCATTGCGCAAAGTTATAAAGACATTGGATATAATGGAGAGTATTCATGGGTACAGGATGGAATTCATTATCATAGAGACAGAGCAGCTGGATGGGCTAACAAGATGTTTGTGAAAGTTAATCTAATGCCCCACCATATCGAAATTACCGGAATCAAGGTTGAACGCTTACAAGATATATCCGATGAAGATATACTTAGAGAAGGGATATATAGATTCAATGATTTTATTTTTGCTTTTGATGACAATAAAGGATATATTCATTCTTTCGATTCAGCAAAAGAAGCTTTTATCTCTTTGATAAACAAAGTATCCGGCAAAGGAGTTTTTCAATCCAATCCTTTTGTATTTGCTTACGAATTCAGATTAACAGACTAAGCAACTGGTACTCAACAAGTTAAACAAAGTTTAAGTAAAAGTTTTTAGATTGTTTTATTTTGGTTAACTCATTGATAATGAGTATCTTTACAATACTAAAAGAAACCAATAATACTAACAATTAAAAGACAAGAGCAATGAAAGAAATAAATAAAGATTCCAGCAAAATCAAGTTTATACAAGGATTATCAACAGAAGATTATTCATTGTACTACACTTACAACAAAATAGATGAGGTTCAAGAAGTTATCCGCGGTCACTACGGTTTACCTTCAAAAGACACTCCTAAGGCAATCCAAGTTTCTGGTGTAGATGGTATCTTATTCATGACAAAAAATTCCGGTATTCTTGCAGATTATATATGCAAAGAGAATGATGGTAAGTTCGAACTATACGAGATGAGTCTAAAAGCTTACAACGAATACGAAAGATACATGAGCGATTTAATGGTAGCATAAGGTTAACTAGCATGGCGAAAGCCCTGCGCAATATAGAAGATTATGAAATTTAGTGAATTACCAACAGACACCCAACAGAGATTAAACGATGAACGCTCAAAATTGAGTAATCGAACAATCAATAATGCGTATGAGGTTTTACTATACAATAAATCAGGTACACGTTTCTTTTCTGCAAGAAGACACCAAAGTTCATGGCAAGACGATAAGGGTAATTATATGTCATTTGGTGGCGGTTCTGAATGGACAATACGATATGGCTGTATAGGCTTCGTCCGTAGAAAACAAGTAATGGGTTATGACTATGAGTTGGACTATGGTAGAGTTTACTCTAAATCAGCAAATGGCACAGTCATCCCATCTTCTGTGAAAACCAAGAAAGAAGTGTATGATGTTGCAAAAGCGATTGGTATATTTGATTTTTAACCCAGTAGCCTTCAGGTTACTATAACACATAAGAGCAATGAACACATATTACAAATTTGCGCCAAACGTATTTTTGGCAAAGTGCGAAGAGAAGCACGAAAGAGGCGAAGAAATTCTAGTTACAACCAAGTATGGCAAAGAAAATGCTTGCATAGTTTTTAATCTGATAGCCGAAAAAAGTGGCTTTTACTACTATTCCATCGTCAGAGCAGATGGTTTCAATGTACAAGAATGGGCAAGGCAAAGAGCGGAACGCAGGCATGAATGGGCATTATCAGCAGCACAAAAGAGCGATGAATATTTTCAGAAATCAAACAAACATCGGGATTTCCTTTCTTTGGGTGAGCCTATCAAAGTAGGACACCATAGCGAACGAGGACATCGTAAAATGATAGATGACGCCTGGAATAATATGGGGAAAAGCGTCGAGCTTAGTGATAAAGCTGCCGAACATGAAAGAGTAGCCAAGTACTGGGAAAAACGCGCTGAAACGATCAATCTTTCTATGCCGGAAAGTATCGACTTCTACGAACACAAGTTGGAACAAGCGAAAGAATACCATGAAGGTGTGATGTCCGGAAAATATCCACGTAGTCACTCTTACGCCCTCACTTATGCCAAAAAGGAAGTGAATGAGTTGCAAAAAAAATATGATCTGGCTAAAAAGTTATGGGGAGATGAAAAATAAAAATATACTAGTACTAGCCGGTATTAAATTCAGATCAGATGAAATAGAACAAGAACTAGCAAAAGGCAATAAGTTTATTGTCAAATGGAAAACAATCTGGGAAATATGTTATTCACAAGCTCAAAGACAATACTACGCTATAAAAGTGCACACATCAGAAGACAGTTATGTTTCTAAGGGACGCTTTTATTTTGTAAATGCTAGTAGAGCAAATGAAATGATTGGATCGGAAATACTCATAGATTAATGGAAACGAAAACCAACAAAGCTATTTCACTACTCCAGTGCGGTGATTTTAAAGCCGCACTAGCAATTTTCTCCACCTTTCGCATAGGATTTACCAAAGAAGAGCAAAGAACCTTAAAAATAGCAAGTGAAAGCCTTTCCGGAAATTCCTCGTTCTATCGTCAACTTGGAATTGACATCGACAAGGAGATAGAGAAAAGCAAGTCTATTATTACATCAAAGTACTTGAAAATGAAATAGTTAAACAAAGTTTAAGCCATGCATATTTTTAATTTAACTTATTGGTAATCAATATATTATTTGTATCTTTACATATCAAAAATAACAAATTAATCAATAAGAGCAATGAAAAAGATAGAAGTTGAAATCAGTTTAAGAGATGCGAGAAATGGTTATTGGAGAGTAGAAGATAATCGCTTCCTTTCAGAGAATGGTGAATGGACTGCATCGAACATCTGGGAATCAAAAGAGTTTGAAGAAACAGAGTTGGAAGAAATGGAACAAATACAATCTTTGATTGAAGGTGTTCTTTCAGGTCTTGAATATGAAATTGCAATTGTTGAATTTTAAAGCATAAATCAATGAGCAAAATACAACGAATGACATCCGAACTTAACCAGATATTACATTCTAACACCTATCAGTTCGAGATTGACACCGAAGATTTCGTCTTCGGATTCAAGAGCACCATAAAAAAGCGTACCAAAGATTTAGCGAAGGCACTTAAGTTAGAGCAAAAGGTAACAAAAGACTGTGGACGTTTCCTATCCGATACGGTTAGAATCGTATCTGTAAGAATATACAAGAACGGTGAGTTGAGAAAAGAACTTCATGCTAAAGAAATAACAGCAACGTATAACGGATAAAATATAGAGCAATGAAAACAACAGTAAAAGTGTATTTAAAAGACGAACAAGGCAATAAAGATTGGTTCGTCACTCCTATCAACCTACCAGAGGAAGAAGCTCACATGTACTATCTTGGCAAAACATTCAATATGGGACGCGAAACAGACCACATGATGAGGTGCTATAAAGTTGAGACAATAAAATTATCAAATTAGACAAATTTATGACTAAAAGTGATTGAATTTACGTCACATTTTGTATCTTTACACCATAAAATTAAAGCAATGAGGATTTATACATCATATTTTGGAAATTACAGAAAACTGGCAGCAGCGAACATCAAAATGATATGTGTCGCTTTAGGCAGACCAAAATTTTATAACGCACCTCAAATTATAGAGGTTGCACCAAGAAGATATATGTTAGATGACAAATGGACTTATGAAGAGTACACGAGTATGTATTTGAATGATGTTCTTGCAAAAGTCAATCCGCAAGAATTGATTCAAACTATCCAACGACACAGTGAAGGTAAAGATGTCGCTCTATGCTGTTACGAAAAACCGGGTGATTTCTGCCATCGTCATATTTTGGCAAAGTGGCTTACTGAAAAAACTGGTATTGAAATAACAGAGTTCGGAGTAGTTGAGAAGAAAGAGCCTAAGTACGAACAAGCTAGTTTGTTCTAAAGATATGTGTGAGGCTTTTTATGGTTATGGATACACACGTCAATTGAAAACGGAAACCATTGGCTGCTTGGAATAGACAAGCATTTGCGGAAATAGCTCATCGGTAGAGCGTTGGCATTCCAGCCAAAGAGTGGGGTTCGATTCCCTGTTTCCGCTCTAATGCCGTTAAACTCGGCTCGTTGATTGAGGTTGTGTAAAGTAAGCGACAAGGTTCGATTCCTTGCATTTAGTTGGTACTGCAAACAATCTGACAGCGTGGAAAGACACGCAAATTTGGTAGTATGGCGGAATTGGTAGACGCTGACAACTCTTAGTAGACTTGGTTACGATGTTATGAAAACTGGGCATCATTATAAAACGAACCAATCCAGTGTTACACGGAAGATGTAGAAGATTGCCAAGCATTGCAGGTTCGAGTCCTGCTGCTACCTCAACCCTTATAGTAGCGATAAGCAAAAGCAAGAACATTAAAGCTTGTGCAGTTTACGGGGTGATGGAAATTGCCATCTGACACGACTGTAAAGAAGCCGAATAGATTGCATAAGTGTTCTTGCAAGTAGCTTGAAAAATGATGGATTTGTGTTTAGGCCTGTCGGGAATACGCTCGGCAGGCATTTAACGCAAAATGTATATGAAGTTATATACAACCTAAATATATGGACGAAAAAGGACTAATAAGAGCATGTGAAAACTCCGGCTGCGGTTGGAAGTGTTGTTCGTTCGGATCGGACGGGCATATTGTAATCTTGCCCCATGAATTTGAAGGGCATGAAAAAGAAATCTCCCATTTACAGATTATAGATGATGATTACTTTGGCGGTAAAAAGGTAAAATGTATCGCTAAAGACTGTAAATCATGTGATAATGGCTATAAACCTATCATGTGTAGAACTTATCCTTTGTGGGTAAAGTCGGTAAAGAAAGGTCTTGTTTTCCGTAGCGGTAAATGTCCGTTGGAAAATGAGCAACTTGCTAAGCATAAGGAATTTGTATTAGACATTTTCGACAATTATAGAAAAGCATTATTGCCTAAAGTCGATATAGATACATTCCTTTCTAAAGCATGGATTGACCGTTACGAACCATTGTTCCCGACGCATAAAGGAAGCATAGAATACAATATGCAAGTGAAAGCTTTATCTATGTCTGACATTACTACCATAGAAGAAATTGAGCAAAAGTTGCTCTCTGATCCTGATATGTGTTTCGCTTCGGAACCGGAAGATATAGTCAAGTGCTTGCAATCTGGTTGCAGTTACGGATTATTGACAAATGATAAGCTGGTTGCTTATTCGCTTGCATATTTCACTGAATACGGTACTGCCTACGTAGATAAATGTTTCGTTCGTTCAGATTATAGGGGTAATAGCTTTCAGTACATTCTACTCAATGCTAATCTTGCAAAATTGGTTTCAAACGGTGCACAAGAGGTATTTGCCATGACCTCACCCAAAAATGAAGCAAGTATCAAGAGTTTTACCAATGCCGGGTTCTCGTTCAAACGTGATACCAAATACAAAGGGATTGAACGTTTAATCTTAAAGTGGGAGCTATGAAAGTTATTGTCTATACCAAGAATATAATAGAGAACATTGAAAAGGCGCAATCGTTTGTTAATGTTCCCATTTCATTAATGTTTAAGGACTTCTATGAAGATATTCATGAGCATATAGCGGATAAAATAAGAAATAAGATTTTCGGGTTACATTTGAAAGATAGCGTATGTTATTCTATTGGGAAAGCGACAAAAGATAATATAGGTGCAGTAGTAACATCATTTGCTGACTCTTGGAAATATCTCACTATTAATGGAGAGGGTTGCCAAGGAATACACAACTACTACATTCCAATTGACGCTTACGATAACAGAGAAGGTTTAAGCATTTATGAAGCAAGCAAACTAGCTAACGAAATAAGGATGCTTTCAGATGCTCATATATACGGTATGATTACTTCCGGTTGCCTCAATGACAAATACCCGCCAATGTCGCGATTATACGACATCTGGGACAACCTAAAAGGATATATTGAATCCATCAGTTTAGGAGGAAGTTTTTGGCTCGGACAGTATGACAAACTTCCAAACTTCATAAGTGATGTGCGAATAGGAGAATATATGCTGTTTGGCACTATTCCATATTGCAATAATGAAGAGAAAAAAGGCTTTAATGGGATAGAACTACAAACAAGAATAATAGGCATCTATCCAGAGCGTAATCAACTCATTCTCGATTGCGGTTATTCAATGGCGGACATGGCTAAATGCAGAATTCCCTATTATACCAATTTGAAATATGTAGATAGCTCCAGCGAATATACAATAATGCAATGTGACCATGTTTCGGATTATCACATTGGTGATGTGGTTCGTTTTGTCCCTGATTATAAATCATTAGTCAAGTTGAGATATGCAGAACACGAATATAGATAAACCGTGGATTGACTATATAGCCAATCGCACATTTGGCATGGAACTGGAGTTCGCTGATGGTGATAAAGAGCACATTCCTCTTCCATCGGGTTACAAGTGGACGGATAACAAGCTAACCATGATGAATAACTCGGATGGATCGGCAGTTACGCATCACGGTCAATTTGGCGGGGAAATAAACACACGCCCATACCATTATTGTATAGAAGATTTGCAGGAGTTGAAGAATTTTATTCAGACCATGAGAGATGCAGGAAGTTATCTCATGTGGAATGAAGGTTTTGATGCACATCTATACATCAAAGATATGGACTTGAATGTTATCAAACGTTTGTTTGCCCTCTCCTACTACACCGCTTATCCAATCAAACGAATATTTGACATTGCCGAGTGGTGGGAAACAAAATATCTCGTACCCAGTCCACCTTGGGATGTTGTAAAACGAGTTCTTGAAGCAGATAATATTGAGAATTTACTGAAAGTTTTTAGTAATGGATCAGATAGAGGACATATCCGGTACTGGCTCAACTTATGTTCTATTGAAAAGATAGGAACAGCAGAATTCCGTATCTTCAATAGTTCATGGGACTTCGACAAGGTGCTGGAAACAATCAAATTCATGTATTCATTTGTAGAATATGCCTACCTACATGAAGACATAGAAGAGTATAAGCAACTCACCACTATTGACAAATGTCTTGAGACATTCCATATAGACTATTCCAAGGTTCCCCAAAGACATAAACCGTTACTTTGGGCAGCAGAACACTCGGACAATGTTACGATAGTAGGCTCCATGTTTAAGAAAACTAATCGTATGCTTTCCTTCATCAAGAAAGAAGCGGCCAAATTTGATATTGCTCATGTGGTAAACTCATACTATATGGATATAGAGCAAATACTTACCAACCGTGAGATTAAGGTGTATACAAAGGAGTATTTTATCTACATGATGTATAAGGCAATCAAGGGAGAGATAAAAGAACTGCGTTTTAATGATGAATATGAGTTTCTGAATATCAAGTCTGAAAGTCCGGCTGAAATTATTGCCACTATCCATCTGTTCAATGCCATCAAGAAGCATAAGAACTCACAAGATATTTACCATAAGTCGCTTTATGACGATTTTATGGCAAAATTGGAGCATTACCATAAGAAGTATACGGAACGTTACCAAAAGCTCGTAGACAGCCTTAAAAGTAAGTCTATTGAAGTATTTTATTGTGCTGATATATCAGATGCAATTCTTAACTGCAAAGAGAATGACATATTGATCTATCAGAATGAATTTCATTCCGGTATGAAAGCCACAAGCAACGCATTACAGCGTTTCTTATTGGATGATTTTGGATCTCAAGAACGAACTAAAACGAAATATGCAGAAATAGATGAAGAACAAGTTAATTACATGGCTCTCTCGCAGCATGGATTTATGGGCAGAAGAGAGGTATTCAAAGACCAACGCACATATATTTGGTCTAATGTGGTAGAAAGTGGAGACAGCAGTTTTAACAAGCGGACTATCATCCCTCTAAAATATAAACGGTTGCCAGACGATTACGTACTTACAAATAATAGCAAACTCCGGTTTGTTCGTGCTTCTATGGCAGAAATTGATTATCTGCGCATGATTTACTTGAAGAAAGGCATCATACTCGGATCAGCTCCGTTCTGTTATTTGTGGTTCTTGGATGATTACGTGTTCGGAGCTTGTATGTTTGACTTCCTGAAGGTCAGCAAATACGGCATGGATGCAGTTTGGATGAAATCGGATTTTGTCATAGACCACCCTCTGCCTAAGTTGAGCCGATTGCTAATAATGGGCGTTCTTTCATCAGAATTTAAATCAGAACTGGATATAAGATATAAACATCAATGTGGTGTTATTGCTACTTCCGTGTTCACCGATAAGCCCGTAAGTATGAAATATCGTGGTGTATTCAAATTACATGAACGTTGTGTTGGCAAACTCCATTATATACAAGATGCAGGCATTCGTGGCAACTTAGATGATATTTTAAAAGCATTTGTAGAAAAATACAGTGATGAACCAAGAAAGGAATAATATATGGGAAAATTCAAGATAGCAGAAGTACAGTTGTCTGATATTAAACTAGTCAAGAAAAATGCACATTTCATGCAGCAAGACACGTTTAATGCATTAGTAAATAACATACGTAGAGACGGACAACTTTCATCCGTTCCGTTTTGTGTGAAACATCCGGATGGCACATATACAGTAGTAAGTGGAAATCATCGTACACAAGCTGCAAAAATGGCAGGTCTTACCTCTATCCATGTCATGTACATAGATGAAGAGGAGACAAATACTGACTGGTTACTTGCTACGCAATTAAGCCACAACAGTATTGTAGGTCAAGACGATGCAGAAATTTTAAAGCAATTACTTGATGAAATAACGGATGTCGCTCTAAAAGAATATGCGCATATCAGCAATGAAGTTCTGGAAAGTGTGAAGGACATCAACTATACAGTTGAAATGCCGAATAATGAAATAGTTCCAGTAACTCTTATGTTTGTAGATACACAGAAAGTCTCATTTGACAAATTAATGGAAACATTGGATTGCTATTCAGAAAAAGAACTTGGCAATCTGACTTTGGTGGACATGGATACAATGCACCGATTGAATGAGGTGTCAGCGAAAGTACAAGCCAAGTATAAAATCAAAGCACAGGCTTTGAGTATATGCAAAATGTTGGAAATTGTGAATAATGTATTGGAGGGAAGTAAAGATGGCACAGAAGTACAGGCTTAATACAAGGCAAAAGAAAGCTAAGTTTTTAAAAGCATTGGAAGCAAGGATGCTGAATGTTACCGCAGCTTGTGAAGCTGTAGAAATCTCACGCTCCATTGCTTATAAATGGAAATCGAATGATCCAGATTTTGCCGAAAAATGGAAAGAAGTAGAAGAAAGTTTCTATGATAAGCTAGAAACGACAATGTTTGCTAAAGCTTTGACGGAACAAGATAACACCATGCTTATTTGGTTAAGTAAGACTAAAATGAAGCATCGCGGTTACGTTGAAAAAGTAGAGCAAGATTTGAATATTAATCCATTTGAGAAATTAATGCAAGAATTGCCAGACGATGAAGAATGAGCAAAGATGACAAGTCTATAAGATACATGAAAGCATGGCGGGAGGATTGGTGCAAATTCGCTCATGATGTTCTTCATTCAAGGTTAGACAAAGAGCAACAAGCCATTCTTCAATCCGTTCAGCATAATCCAATGACTGCTGTAGCGTCAGGCACGGCAAGGGGAAAGGATTATATTGCGGCTTGTGCATCTATGTGTTTTATGTATCTTACTCCACGTTGGAAAGAAGGTAAGTTAGTTAAGAATACCAAGATTGCCATGACAGCTCCTACAGCCCGTCAGGTTCAAAATATCATGATACCTGAAATATCCCGCTTATTTAGAAATGCAGGGTTCTTGCCCGGACGCTTATTGTCTTCCGGCATTAAAACTGATTACGAAGAGTGGTTTCTAACTGGGTTTAAAGCTGGTGACGACAATACAGAAGCATGGTCTGGTTTCCATGCTGTAAATACCATGTTTGTTGTTACTGAAGCTTCCGGTATATCAGAAGCGACTTACAACGCTATTGAGGGTAACTTACAGGGTAATTCTCGCTTTCTCATAGTGTTCAATCCTAATGTTACTACTGGTTACGCAGCTCGTGCCATGAAGTCTGACCGTTTTGCAAAATTCAGACTTAGCTCTCTAAATGCAGAAAATGTAGTAAAGAAGCAAATAGTAATACCCGGTCAAGTGGATTATGAATGGGTTAAGGACAAGGTGATAAATTGGTGCTCCCCCATTCAGCGAACAGATTTCAACGAGGGAGAAGGCGATTTCAATTGGGAAGGTAAACTATACCGGCCTAACGATTTGTTTCGCGTCAAGGTACTTGGTATGTTCCCGAAAGTTTCTGAAGATGTGCTTATTCCTTATGAATGGATAGAAATAGCAAACAGGAATTGGCAGGAATTACAGGCAAGCGGTTTCATCCCAGCCAAATCTTGTAAGCTAGGTGTTGACGTTGCCGGTATGGGACGCGATAATAGTGTGCTTTGTCCGCGATACGGTAACTACGTTTCTCAATTTGAAGTTCATCAATCTGCCGGACGTGCGGATCACATGCACGTAGTAGGTATGACGATTCCCTACCTGAAGAAGAAAGGAGCAAAAGCGTTTATTGATACTATCGGTGAAGGAGCTGGAGTATATTCCAGGCTACTAGAAGAAGAGTATAGGAATGCTTTTTCTTGTAAATATTCCGAAGGTGCAGATGGCTTACACGATATTACTGGCGAATATGAATTTGCCAATATGAGAGCATACCTATATTGGGCTTTACGTGACTGGCTCAATCCTAAAAACGGTTTTGGGGCCGCTCTCCCACCCTGCGATCAATTAATGGAGGAAGCTACCGAAACCAAGTGGAAATTCCTTAGTAATGGAAAGATTATCATTGAGCCTAAAGAAGATGTCAAGAAACGTATCAAACGTTCTCCTGACTATATGGACGCATTAGCGAATACGTTTTATCCTAGAGATTACAACTTTATTAGTGATGAAGAGTTGCTCAAAGATTTTTTGTAGTTGTGTTTCTTTTAGTACCTTTGCGTTTGAAAACACTTCTTTTTGGTGTTTTCATTGCTCTTATGTGCGCTAGCTTGTGAAAGTCGGCGCCATTTTTGTTTTATAGCAAAAGTTAAATATTTGATTATGAACGAATTACGCCTAAAATAATTGAATAAACATTTGGTTAACTCATTGATAATGAGTATCTTTACAATACTAAAAGAAACCAATAATACTAACAATTAAAACATAAGAGCAATGAACCTGATAGATTTAAACGAACAAAAGATAATTGATAATATAACAGAAGGTTATCCTGTTACAGTTACACGGGAAGACGGTTTCAAGTATATTATTAGCATGAAACGTAAACGAGGTGAAGAAGTATATTCATATCAGTTCGGACGCATTAAAAGAGAATTTGATTCTTTTGATAGCCTGGAAAATGCACTTAGTTCATATGAATTTACAGAGGTTATTTTTTAACCACATAAATTTTTACCCCACTAAATACGCATGATTATGACAAAGCAAGAACTTGAAAATAACATGACTAAAGTAGCAGGCATACCAGTCGAAATAACAGTCAGAGGAAAAAAGTCTTTCACTTTCTCTTTTGAGGGTAAAAATGAAATGGCAGTAAAGAAGATACAACAATACTTTGCACCTGTATCTCTTGAATATGACTACGATGAAGAATGTGATTATACTTGTTTATATATGAATCTTTAATAACACACGATTATGACAAAAGAACAATGGATTCACCATAAAAACGTAATGTGTGAAATCAGCCTAAGTTTTCATTTTGCTTGGCTCGCCAACCCTACACCGTTGAGGTCAAGATTGTACAATAACCACTGTAAGATGTTTTTTTATTAGCATACACGATTATGAAGGTATATGATATAAATGGAAATGTAGTAGCAGAAGGCTACTTAGTACCCAATCCTAATTTCATACCCAAAGGTGAATACAAAGAAACAGAATTGGATTGTCAAAAGAAGCAAGCTGATATGTTGATAACTTCAATTGATGGCAATTTCTATGAAATCAGTTTGCCTAAAAGTACTACACTCCGCCAGAAGATAAACAAAGACATACAAGGATATGGCAGAAACGTAAGAAGGTATAATGAAGATATAATTCATGTAACAGAAAAGGTCCTAAAGATTTTGCAAACTAAATATACTATAATGTGTGACTTTTAAAAATAGATATGACACAAGATCGAATTGATATATTTGAAAAAGTACTCCTCCTTTATGGAGAATACGTCTTACTCAATCTTTATTCTTCTGCTAAAGTTACGGAAAGATATGAAGACTGCGCTATCATGAAAGATTTAATGAAGAAGTACAATATTGATGAACGTGATGATATACAAGATTGGCAGGCTGAATTATGGCGTTGTGGATATTCTGGTGAGATTGCTGTCATTAATTTCCCTTATTACATGCATGAAGCTATCAAATTAGTTGGATATTTATAAATAAAAGTGATATAAATTACGCGACTTTTATTATATTTGCACCAAGTAAAAACGAATATTAAGTAATATTCTACTCAAATGGACGAAATCACCTCTATCTTAGACAGTACGCGGCCCGTTGATAACATAATCAACGATTTGAAAGAAAAGTCTGTAACAGTCCCCTCATGGGATAAACTTCTCAAAGACTACGAACCAACAGAACATGATATAGTATCTGACACAGTTACCCGTAAAGATAAGATCCGATCTAATGGAGATACAGAAAAAGCTTCCCGTATCTACATCGGACTTGAAAAACTCCTCACCAAGCGAATGACTGAATTCATGTTCGCTATCCCTGTTAAACGTGTATATCATAACATAGAAGACAATGAAACTCGCCAGCAAATAGCAAAAGCGATTGAATCAATATACAAGTATGCGCGTATTGACAGTGAGAATATTAAGCGAGGCAATGCTTACTTTGCTTCATGCGAAGTGTTTACCATCTGGTACACAGTTGAGAGTCCCAACACTCTATACGGCTTTAAAAGTAAATATAAGCTAAAATGCAAGACCTACTCACCAATGGACGGTGTTAGCTTATACCCTCTACTTGATGAACTTGGCGATATGATCGCAATGTCTTTTGAATACACAAAAAAGGTCAAAGATGAAGAAGTTATGTATTTTGAGACATATACGGCAAACATTCATTATAAATGGAAACAACAAGGAAACGGCTGGGAATTAGTAAAATCAGAACCGGTCGTTATTCTGAAAATACCTGGAGTATACGTTTATCGTCCTGTTCCCATTTATCACGGTCTTTCCTATATCAGAAAAGAAATCGAATATACCCTCTCACGCAATAGCGATGTCATAGCATATAACTCCGCTCCTATCCTAAAAATAGCAGGTGGCATAAAAGGAGGAGAAGATAAAGGAGAAAGCCGTAGAGTTTACCGAGTAGAACAAAACGGGGACGTGTCCTATGTTTCATGGGCACAATCTATCGAGGCATTAAAATATCATGTCGATACCCTTGTTAAGTTGTTCTGGTCACAATCACAAATGCCGGATATTTCCTTCGAGAACATGAAGTCTCTCGGCAATATCGGATTTGATGCAAGGCAGACTTTACTTACTGACGCTCATTTAAAGGTTGGAGATGAAAGTGGTGCATGGATAGAAGCATTTGAACGTGAGTGTAGCGTAATCAAAGCTTTCCTGAAAATGATGAATGTTTCTTGGAAAAATGAAGTAGATAATGTTGAGATTGAACACATCATAACTCCATTTATCCAAAATGATGAAAAGTCAGAAATAGAAAAATGGGTTACAGCAAGTGGTGGGAAAGCAGTTGTCAGCCAATTAGAAGCCATTAAGAACTTAGGTATCTCTACTGATCCACAAGAAACTCTTGCCCAAATCCAAAAAGAAGATGCAGAGGCTTCCAGAAGCAGGATAAGCAATATATTCGAAGAACCGGAATAACAATCTAAAATATAAATATTATGGCAAAAACTGATGTACTAAAATTTAGTAAAGAAAAACAGGGCTATTCCTGTGAGTTTACTTCTGTTGGAAAATGTGTAATACAGATAGACAGAGAGAAGAGTGGGACACTTAGTATATACGCAAAGTTGGAAGGAATGGATTATGCGCTATTGTATCAATATCCTGCCTCTCAGTTCAATGACAATATGATTTTTGAGCTTGACGTACAAAAGGGGCTTTCTATCAAAATGCTAAGTTCGGTGGGCGTTATGATTGCAAAGATGGCTTATGAAGAGGAAGATTTATAGCCTATCTGCCAAGCTGTAGAAAAGGTTAAAGCAGCGTAGGCAGATGTTTACGCTGCTGGCTTAAAACTTAAAATCATGAAGACAAAAATATCGAACTGGCTTATTAGATTAGCAGAAAAAATCAATCCACAAGAAAGATTGAGTAGCATTGAACGAGTTGATAACTACGAAGCAAAGAAGCTTGGTATCTGCCTTGCCCGAACTAAAAAAGAAATCAAGGATTACCGGAAAAAGAAGAAACTTGATGAAGGTTGGTCTAATCGAAAATCAGATGAAATGTTCATCAAAGAAGTAAAGGATGAAGTTCGCCAATCAATTATCGGTTCCATCAACCAAAGGGGACTAATAGAATACTCCGTTGAAAAAGTTGGTGATGAGCTCCATGTTACCGGTGAAATCAAAGTATATATAAAAAAAGAAAAGTAGCCTTATGAGCAAACACACAAGAGTAGTCACAGTGGAATACGTAGTACAGGATTGTCCTATCTGTGGTAAGATTATAGTAAAACACCACCTCTACCCTACCGACGACAAGGATAAGAAAAAGCAAATGAAATAATGGCAAAACCCAAGATTCCAAATCAGAAAAAAAAGTACCAAGAACTCAACGGGAGATTAAACAGATATGTAGCCCTCGTTGAGCAAATATACGACACCCTGAATTTGGAAGCTGCCAAAGCCGTTTCACGCACTAAATATTCCCCTGATAGCGATAAACCGTTTAAATGGTCTGACTACCCTCAAACTAAAAAGCAAATTGACGATATACAGAAGCACTTTGTAGAGGATATAAACACAACTATCTATCGCGGTACTACCGAAGAATGGAAGAACAGTAATGAAGCACAGGATTTAATAGCAAACAAAGTATTAATAGCTTATAACGCCCAAGTTGACAGAGAGAAATATAAAGTTTTGTATCAAACAAATTCAGATGCTTTGAAAGCATTCCAGAACCGAAAAGATAAAGGATTCAATATATCTGCAAAACTCTGGCAGCAATCTATGATCTACAAAGAAGAACTGGAGGCTGCAATCTCATGCGCTATTCAAAAAGGAACCAGTGCTGTTACGTTGAGTAAGCAAATAAGTAAGTATCTTCTTGATTTCCCATTACTGCAAAAAGATTACAAAGACAGATATGGCAGTGCTGAACATATACAAGATTGTGAATATCGTTCCATACGTCTAGCCCGTTCAGAAATAAACATGGCTTATAGAACAGCCGAAAACGAAAGATGGAAACAAATGGATTTCGTAGTCGGATATGAAATAAAACTAAGTTCTTCTCATCATAGCCGTATGCCACATGGAGACATTTGTGATACACTTGCCGGGAAATATCCTAAAGACTTCACCTGGACAGGATGGCACCCGAATGACTTATGTTATAAAGTTCCTATCCTCAAAACAGAAGAAGAATTCTGGGAATGGGATGGACGAAGCGATGTTTCCACAGAAAGTATAAATGAAGTAAAGGATGTTCCTGACGAATTCAAAAAATGGGTACTCGAAAACCATCAAAAGATCGAGAAAGCCCAGAAAAGAAACACCCTACCTTATTTTTTGAGAGATAACAAGTCAATTGTTCAAAATATAAATATCGAGAATTCGGCTAAAGAGCTTGTTAATCGTGCTTCTTTAGTCGGGAATGAGGTACAAAGTTTAGCGGAATCCATAGCTAAAAAGAATAAAGGGTTTGTAACGCCAATCAATTACAAAAGCATTTCATCAATAACAAGAAAGGTTACAACGGAAGGTATAACTTCATACAATATAAAAGACGCAGTTAGGACGACAATTATAGTCCCCAGATCACAAATAGATCAAGTATTAAACGAACTGTCTGAAAGCGATTCGTTTGTACGACTGAAAAGGCAAAAACCGGAATCATTTATGGGATATAGTGGCAATATAGTCAATATCCAAACATCTAACGGATTAATTGCCGAAATTCAAGTTAATACAGAACGTATGATTTATGCCAAAGAAAAGCCGGAAGACGCAAAAAGAATTCTTGGAGAAAAACGTTGGAAAGAAATACAGAAGCAAACAGGTATGGAAGGAGGATTAGGACATAAATATTATGAAGAATGGCGAGTATTAGACAAAGCTGATAAAAAGGCACAAAAAATAGCTGAAAAATCAATCGAATATTATAGTCATTTCCAATAAAAATCACTATCTTTACATATAAAAATGAACCAAAAGGAATTATATAATAAATTACAGTCAGGTGAAACGATTTATTTACTTGACGATTTTGAGGAAGCAGTTATCCGTTTATATCTCGATAACGGTCAAACAAAATCGTATATAAAACATCGTGGGCGTAACGAGATAGAAATTCCACAATCCAATGAAACAGTTTGTTATATAATTCTTGGCGGAAAAGAGATTTCAAAATCAGAATATGACAGATACTAATATTACTTTACTTGAGAAAGCTCTAAAGATCGCTACTAAAGCCCATGAAGGGCAAACAGATAAAGCTGGAGCACCTTATATTTTCCACCCTATCCGTGTTTCAAACAGATGTTCTACTGATGAAGAACGTATCACCGCTTTACTTCATGATACAATAGAAGACACCGAAGTTACAGTTGAATATTTACTCATGGAAGGGTTTCCTCGTAATATAGTAGATGCTATACTTTCAGTTACCCGTAATGAAAACGAAAGCTATGAAGATTTCATAAAACGTTCCAGACTTAATCCTACAGGCAGACAGGTTAAACTACATGATTTAGAAGACAACATGGATATAACACGCTTGAACGAACTTACAGAGAAAGATGTTTACAGATTAAACAAATACCTAAAAGCATATAGATACCTAAAGGAATAGCCTAATTAAAAGCCTTTCATTCAGGCAAATCCAAACATTTACTTTTTACATACTTTAACATTAAAAGTGATTGAGTTTACGTCACTTTTACTACTTTTGTATCAGATGCGTATGAAGACGTACGCCACAGAACTTGTCGTAAAAACTCATTGCTCTATTGTTTGGTAAAGTTCTAAGCGAATAGTCTGCTGGTATACGTACTTCGCAGACTATTTTAGTAACCAAAACATTGTACAATGGACAGAAAACAACAAGTATTGTTGAGATTGAAACCGAAAGTGAAGGCGTTCGGGTTCAATAAAAAGGAATTGATGAGTGTCGCTGCCAAGATTGCCGACAATCTAACTTCCACAGACGATGCCTCCGATGAGGACGTAAACGCAGAAATTGATACAGCTATTGATGCGGTTCTCCCCTACCTACAAGTCAGCCAGTCTTTTGCAAATCGAGTAATCGAAGAAAACCGCAAAAAGAATGACGATGACGATGAAACCGATGACGACGATGACGATGAGTCATCAAATTCCACTAATCGCCAGCCGGGTTTAAACAAAAAGAATTCCCAAAACAAAGGAAAGAATGATGCCCCCGATTGGGCTAAAAGTATGATGCAAACCATTGAAGCTTTAACAGGCAAAATCTCCGCATTAGAGGGAGAAAAGCTAACAACTTCTCGAAAATCAAAACTTGAAGCCCTTTTAAAAGATGCTGGTACATTCGGAACTCGCACATTGAAATCCTTCAATAAAATGAAGTTTGAAAATGATGAAGAGTTTGAAGAATTCTATTCCGAAGTTGAGGAAGATTTGAAATCTTACAACCAAGAACGTGCCGACGCAGGACTATCTAGTTTGGGGAATCCTCCAGGTGCAGGAAGTAAGAAACAAGAAAAAAATGAAGTATTAACTGACGAAGAGGTCATAGCAATAGCTAAAGGCCTTTAATCAAAAACAAATTAAAAATGGGTGCAAAAGCTGATTTAGTCAACGAACAAGAAACAATCTTAACCGGAATGGATTCGATTGTTATTCGTAACTATTTGGGCGGAATTATGAATGGGCGGACATTAGACATGACTGGATTTAAGCAGTCTGTAATCAAAGCCGGCCACATCGTTATCCGCGATACAGAGAACGATACTTATAAGCCGATGCCTGTTAATTCTGCAGGTACAGCTTACGATTCATTACCATCCAATCATGAATATGTTGGCGTAGTTGTTTGTTCAAAACCTGCCGACAAACCATTTGTAGGCATTATGTATGCTGGTGAAGTTAATGATGTGGCAAGTCCTTATTCCGTTGACAGCATCAAAGCTGCATTAAAAACGGCATTGCCACAACTCGTTTTTTTACACGATTAAAAGGAGGTGAAAGATGAATGAATCATTGTTTATTGAATTTGTAAGAAGAATATGGCCTAAATTAAGCCTGTATGTGAAAGAAAAGATCAATGATACAAACAAGACATTGACCTATCTTCACAAAACGATGCTTACTAAAGTGTACTCCCCCGATCAGAAATGGGAAGGCACATCTGCCAATACAACGTATGTCGCTGCTGATATGGTGGCTATGGACTCTCCGCTTTCACCTAAAAAGCGAGATTCTATCGCACGGTCAAACGGAGAATTGCCTAAGATCGGAATTAAAAAGATTCTAAGAGAGACTCAAATTAATGCTATTAACATTATGAGAGCTCATTTATCCAACGCCAGCACGGATGCAGCTAAGAAATCTGTTCTTAACCGCATAATCACTCGTATGTTGGACGATGGAACAGCTTGCTCTATTGGTATTGATGAGAGAAATGAAGCAAATTTCCTTACAGGACTATCCGATGGTGTCATCATTGTTGAGGGTGACGATGATAAAAATACTGGTATAGGTCTCCGTGTTGATTATGGCTATTTGCCAGAACATAGCTTTGGTGTTGTTACTACCGGTGAAGTTACAGGAGATGATATTGAAAGAGTTATAAGTAAAGCTAACGATGACGGTAACAGTATTTCAGTCATTATGCTGGCTTTATCTACATATAACAAAATGCGTCAATCTCAATGGGCTAAAGAACTAGCCGCAAATTATCGAGGTCAAACCTTTGATAATGATACTAAACTTCCGGTTCCTACATCTACTTTATTTGACGAAGCGTTTTCGGATCAATATGGTGGCATTTCGTTCTTGAAAGTTGACCGTTCTGTTACCTATGAGAAGAATGGGAAAAGGGTTTCTTATAAGCCGTGGAATGCAAACAAACTTATATTCCTCCCTTCCGCTGATAATGTAGGTTCTTTTGTATGGGGAACTTTGGCTGAAGCAACTAATCCCGTTAATGGAGTGGAATATACTGCTATTGACGAATATAAGTTGATTAGCCGCTACTCTAAAACAGACCCGCTGCAGGAATTTACAAACGGGCAGGCTATCTGCTTACCGGTTATCGAAAACGTAGATCAAATCTATTCTTTGGATATACTGGAAGCCCAAACAGTAGACACAACAGAAGAAGGGAAAGATACTTCTGATGTTAAGATTACAATTTGGGGAGCAACTTACAAAAAGCCGGAGTTTGTGACGGAATATAACAAGATTGCAGGCAAGAACCTTACTTCCACCGTTTCCGATGATAAGCTAATCGCAGCAGTCAACAGATTAAGTGACGCAGACGAAGAAGCATTGAAAAAGGCGGTTGAATCTCATAAAGCATCGTAAACCATGAAGACAATTCAGCAAGCCCTCATAGACGAAATACATTATCCGATCCCTATCGGTTTTGTAGAAAATGTGATGATTAAACGTAATCTCAATGGTGATGATGAGTTTAATTATGACATAGCTCATTCTAACGAATATCAGGGAGCTCTAGCTGATTGTCTTTGGTCTTTGATTCAGGCTATCAATTTCTCTGAAGCAGACAAGTCTTTCGGGGCTTTGTCTGATAAAGATAAAGAACGAATACTGTTACGTGTTAACTCTATCTACAATACGATTGGTGAGCCTTCAGTAGAACTGGAAGCAAAACCAATGGTATATGTGGGTGATTGTTTGTTGTAGTATGGCAGTAGCAAATAGAAATCCACATCGTTTACAATACCTAGTGGCTGTACCTGGCTATGAAGATGAAAATGGAAATTATCATCCCGGTTCATCTGAATGGAAGGGCTCAATCCCTTGTGATGCAGTACCTTCCGGAAAGGCAGAAGAAAGGGAGTTTGAAGACGGTGTTGTAAGAAGCTATTCATATACGGTTTGTCTTCCAAGTAATTGTCAGACCTTTACTATTGGAGACAGGGTTAAAATAAATCTGCTCGGAGGAATTGAAAGAGAATTTGAAGTAAAAGGTTTCCATCGTTACCAACTTCAGTGTAAAATTTGGGTTTAAAATATGGGAATAAAGTTATCCGGCAAGCTGGACGAAATACATAAGGCTTTAATGAAAGAAGCGGAACGCGTAGAAACACTAACAATACGTGCTTTAGCTTATCTTGGAGAGCAATGTGTACGAAGAATCCGAGACCGTCCCGGAGAAAAGAGCTGGTTTGACCAGTCCGGTAATCTTAGAAGTTCTGTTGGATATATTATTTCCCATAATGGCAACATAGTTTCAAGCTACGGTTTTGACAGTAGCATGGGGAAAGCAGCCCATACAAAACAAGTTGAATATGTTACTAAAGATGGCAAAAAAGTTTCATTTACAGCACGTGTCAAAGCCGGAGGTCAGGAAGGTGCAAAAGCCGGGAAAGACCTTGCCGAAGAACTCATAAAAAGGTATTCTAATGATTATGTACTTGTCATTGTTGCTGGAATGAATTATGCTGAATATGTAGAAGCGATGGATAATAAAGACGTACTTGCATCAACGGAATTATGGGCGACAGACAAAATTCCTCAAATGCTTGAAAAGCTAAAAAGACAGATTGCTAAATAATGAAATCAGACATTGAAATACAGAAGTTCGTTTACCACAAGATTAAGGGAACAAGCCTTGAACAGAATGTTTCTGGTAAATTGAGTGACAGAGGAAGACCCAATAAATCAGATAAGGAAGATATAGTTATATCTGTTCTTGCTAATGAGGGATGCGGTCAGATCCAGAGAGCTTATGTTAATATCAATGTATATGTCAGTGACCAATGGAATGAAGAAACAAAAGCATGGGAAAAGAATACTCAACGCGTAGGTGAACTATGTGAATTATGCAAGTTCCTTGTTTTTATACGCAAAGATGAGTATCATACAGTTCCTTCAAAATGCAGTCAGAAAACTAATTCCACAGGCATTCCTTTTGAAGACGGACATACCGAGCATTTCATCAATAACAAACTGTATATTGAAATAAATAACGAATAAGTATTAACTATATTAAGTGATATAGAACTATGGCAGTAATCGGATGGGGTAAACCCCGAATTTTCGTAAAAGACCTGGATGCTACTTCACCCAAATGGGAAGAGCTTCCTACACCTGTGGAAGATTCCACACAGTTGACAACAACAAAAGGCGACAAGCAAGAAGCCAAAATTGAAGGCGGAGAAAATGAAGACGTCAAGTATGGTAAAAACACCTATGCCCTAGTACTCAACATACGTGCGGCAAAAGGGCGCAAAAGACCTATCAGCGACAGTGATGGCGTAGTTGCTCACAATTATGCTGTTGCGCTACAACCGGAAGATCCTGAAGTTCCCGGATTTTGCATGGAAAAGACAACGGTATCAGTTGAAGACACGTTTACCAGTGCCGATGGTGGTGTTTGGGCATATACATTTGATGCCTTAAAATCTGCTGCTGATAAGAATCAAGTCCAATGGGGTAAAATTATTGTTACTCCTACAACAGGATCGCCTATTACAAAAATTGAGTGTGACCCAGATGACGAAGATGGTGATGGAGACAAGTTTGAAGTCGCTCCGAATTCCGGCATAGGCTAAGCATAGGCTAATAGGCTGCAATAGGTATAGTTTTTATAGAGAATAGTGCATCTATTAGGTGGATGCACACTTGCGGATTAAGCACACACAGGCGTGCGTCGCTCTACCAGAGTGAAGGGGATGGTGCAGGCCCATCAATCCGCTCTAAAAATCATGAGTTGATTTGTTTTCATGTCTGAAATTGGCAGTCTGTGAAGATAGCCATTTTATTTTCTAAAAGTAATAGTATATGGTCGGAAATAGAAAAATAATAGAAATGAATATCGCTGATACCATAATGGAAAGACCATACGGCTTTCGGGTCAATAAGCGACATTTTTATCTATATCCAATAACTTTGGGCAAAACATATCTACTTTCAAGGCTCATTGAAAACCTTGATATGAAGGCTGATATTATTAAAACAAACCCGTATATGGAAGCATTAAGATTATGCCAAGAAAAAAAAGAGATTGTTTGCCAGCTATTATCTTACCATACACTCAACAAGAAAGAAGAACTATTTAATAACAGAATTGTAAATAGCAGATGCCAGTTTTTGAGGAAAAATCTTTCAAATGAAGAAATGGCTCAACTTCTTGTTATGGTTCTTACTAAAGATAATACAGATGAGTTTATCAAATATTTCGGGATTGACCGGGAACGTAAAGAACTAGCTAAAGTTTCAATGATAAAAAACAAGAAAGGCAATTCCATCACTTTTGGCGGTAAAAGCGTATTTGGTTCTTTAATATTACCAGCATGTGAAAAACTCAACATGACTCCACAGCAGATTGTATGGGAAATTAGTTTTTCATTTCTTCAAATGTTGATGGCAGATGCTATTACTTCCGTATATCTTACTGATGAAGAAAAGAAAGAAGCCCGTATTTCCAATGACAGGACATTTGTCAATGCAGACGACCCCAAAAACATGGAAAAGATAAAAGCTATGAGATGGGACTAAATACGACAAATAGAACAAAAACTGAAATAGAAGGCAAAAAAAACACGAGGGTTATACAAAAGCCCTCGTGATTTATAGGACAAACAGGACAATACAATTAAAACTAGTTATCTCTTACGAATATATAAGAAGTTTCACCCCTATCTATTCTAAGTTTCGTATTGGATTGGTCAAGAATCCCCCTCCATGATTCGTTTTCGTTAGAAAGTTCTATATTACTATTATCTCTATGAAAAGATAATGTTCTATTATTTTTTGATAATTCCTGCTCTTCTTTTAAACTAATATAGGAACGAACAATTAGGCTATATGTATAATTTCCATCCAGTGGCAATACTAATATATCTCCAGCTGTAGAAGCCTGATATATTCCATATGCTTTAACGGTAATACCAACGTGTGTTGTTCCATATAATGTGCCAATATAAGTTCCTCCTTCAAATTTATAATCTGTTTTCTCTATCTTACTTTTTACATTTTGAACGTATTTGAAGGTATTTTCGTTCAATACACATTTATCTACTTGAAAAGTTAGGAAAGCATTGGTATGACTTGTATGACCAGCCTTCATACACAAATCTATTGTTTCGATATTTTCCGAAATCTCCTTTTCATTCATTGTATATTTTAAAGAAGGACAAATGTTTAAAATGTAATCAAGCTGATGCTTGTTTTCGTAATTTTCATATTCTTCTAGCTCATGTTCTATATCATTCTTGCATATCCATGAGGTATTAGATAATACATCATCTATTCCATCCTTTTCCCCATCATTATCAGAAGAACAAGAAAAAAATACAGAAAACAATAATGGAAACAAAATCTTCTTCATTTTGCAGTGTGTTTAATTGTTACTACTCTTCATTGCTATTTTAAGTGCTTCTTCAAGTCTATCCGCATATTTGAATATGTCATCTATACTATCAATTAGAATCCAGTCGCAGCTTTTGTACTTATCTACCGGTATTCCAATTCGTTTTTTTCTTGCACCAATGGAAATGCGGCATATCCAGAACCATTCGCTGTTATCAAGATTAACGACAAAATATGTTTTATAGTCTTTATAAGTTATACGTGCGGCATCTATGCTTTTTCTTAAGATACTCCTCACAATATTGTAGGCGTCCAATTCTTCCTGTGTAGTTATAATACCGGAGTCCTTGTCCATGTACACAACTCCTTCCGGGAGTTTATCGTCTATATCTTGTCGGGGAGAATCTGGCAAACTTCCCTCTTCGAAAACTGAATCATCAGCCTGTTCATCGTTCTTCATTGCTGTATTAAGCCTGTCAGATATTATGTCATTGACAACACTAGACATTGATTTCTTCACAAGTGGCGTGAACATCTCAACAACTTTCTGGGTTATTTGCCCTGTTGTGTATACCTGTTTAGCAAAGAATTTCACAAAATCTGATGACGGTGAAACAAATTCACTATTCAATATTGTCTTTATTTCTGTCGTGTATTTAAGTTCGTTTGCAGTACTTAAAATATCATTTTCATTGTAATAAGATTTGTGAAATTTCTTCAACTGTTCTATATCTGTATCCGAAAGTTCCAACATATTCACAACAAGAAAAGGTTTCTCATCCATAATGTTTACCTTTTCCAGATCAGTATAAAAACGATATTCTATACCATTAGTAAGCACTCCGAAACGTGCATTAGAAGCGACAAAATACTTTTGTAATTGAGTATCATGCAAGTTTAAATCTTGTTTACAATGTTTGCACTCAATAAGAAGAATCGGATTTTCATCCTTCATTATAGCATAATCTATCTTCTCCCCTTTCTTCTTTACTAAGTCGCAATCCATTTCAGGCACAACCTCAAAGGGATTAAAAACATCGTAGTCTAAAGCAGCTATCATTGGCATAATGAAAGCATTTTTTGTTGCTTCTTCTGTAGCTATCCTATCTTTCTGTTTCTTTATATTGTCAGATAGCTGCATGATTTTATCTTTAAAATCCATTGCTCTATTTATATTGTTGTATATGTGCAAATATATTTAATATACCAATGCAAACAAAATTAAAGATAAAAAAATAAACTTTTAAGGATGTTTTAATAACAAATATAGCACTACAAAGAAGCATATTTTGTATATTTGCAATGCCGTGTGATGTTGCACGGAACTATTTCTATCGAAAAGACTTATGGCTGGATTACACTTCGATATTACCGGTGACAACTCCAACTTTATACGCAAACTACACGAGTGTGAAAACGGAGTAAAAAACGCTTCCAAACAAATAGAACAAAGCGGGCTAGGCATTGAAGATTTGTTTAACCGTATGACTAAAGCTGCTGCCGCCTTTGGAGCAGGTTTTACCGCTAAAGAGTTAATCTCAAATATTGCGAAGGTTCGCGGAGAATTCCAACAGCTAGAAGTTGCATTTAGAACAATGCTTGGCAGTGAAGATAAGGCGAATGCCCTCATGCAGCAACTTGTAAAGACAGCAGCTACTACCCCATTCGACCTTCAAGGCGTAGCAAATGGAGCTAAACAACTTCTTGCTTATGGAGAAAATGTTGAAAACGTAAATGACGATTTAATACGTTTAGGAAACATTGCTGCCGGTCTATCTCAACCTCTCGGAGACATCGTTTATCTTTATGGTACTACTATGACCCAAGGTCGTCTATATACACAAGACCTGAATCAATTCACAGGGCGTGGTATTCCTATGATTCGCGAATTGGCAAAAGTGTTCGGAGTAGCCGAAGGAGAAGTAAAAAGTTTAGTTGAAGCAGGAAAAGTGGGTTTCCCGGAAGTCCAGAAAGTCATCCAAAACCTTACAAATGAAGGAGGAATGTTCTACAACCTTATGCAAGAACAGTCCAAGACAATCACTGGTCAGATTTCCAATATAGAGGATGCAATTTCTACCATGTTTAATGAAATAGGGAAAGCTAATGAAGGTATTATTAATGATGCTTTATCCGGAGTTTCCTATCTTGTTGAAAACTATGAGAAAGTAGGACGAATATTAATAGAAATCGTAGGGACCTACGGGGCATATCGCACCGCTTTAATGGTAACTAATGCCTTGCAAGCTTTACAAGCATCAGGTATTACAGCTTTAACAGCTAAAGAAGCAGCTCACTATGGATGGTTAGTCTTGACAAAAAAAGCGCAAGATGCATTGAATTTATCAATGCTGAAAAATCCCTATGTATTAGCAGCTGCTGCTATCGCGGGATTGGCATACGGCATTTATAAACTTGCCACTGCAGAAAGTGAGACAGAAAAAGCCATCCGTGAAACAAATAATGCTCTTGAAGCTCAAAAAAGCCACTACGACGATCTGAAAAATAAAGCAGGAGAACTTTCCAATATTCTAAGTAATGAATCCAAATCTATAGAAGAACGCTTCATCGCATATCGCCAATTACAGCGTTTAATGCCTGAAGTTTTTCAAAATATGGATTGGGAAACAGCAAAAAGAAAAACAAATGCCGAATTAATCAAACTGGAAACAGATGAAATGTTGCGCCAACAACGTATTGGTTTAAAGACCAAAGTTGTAATGTCACAACAAAAAGTACAAGGCCTAGAAAATAGTATAATCAGAACTACAAACAGAGGGGGATATACTGGTGCACTAAAAGAAGATTTAGCTGCCGCTAAAAAAGAACTTGAGATTTACACAAAAGCTTTAGAAGATTTTGAAAAAGCTGATGAGCAAGCTAAAAAAGAGTCCGAGAAACCTGTTATATTCAATAAGAAGTATTGGGAAGGTCAAAAGAAAGAAGCTGAAGATGCCTTAAATTCTATAGCATCTTCTCAAAAAAAATTGTTGGATGCTGGTAAGTTTGAAGGAATTGACGCTTCCGTTATAAAATCCTATAAAGATAACACTAAGAAGCTAAAAGAGGCAGAAAAAGAATTAAAAGTCTATGACTCTTCTTCTAAGCGAGAATCCGCAGCTAATAAGCAAAAAAAAGAACAACAAAAGACAGTCGAAGAACTTTTGTCGTTTCGTCGCCAAAATCAACAAGCGGAAATCGATCTTATGAAGGAAGGCACAGAGAAAAAGCTGAAACAGATTGATCTTGACTATCAAAAAGAACTTGACGCCATCAAGAAACAAGAAAAAGAATTATCAGAAAAGCAAAAGGGGAAATTAACCTCGGAACAATCTATCGAGATTTCCGATCGTTATACAAACGCTGAAAACAAGAGAGACAAAGCAATTGCTGATATAACCAAGGAACAACTTAAAGCCGAACAACAGGCTTTAAATGATTATTTGAAAGAATATGGAACATTCCAGCAACAGAAATTTGCTATAGCACAGGAATATGCTGAAAAGATAAAAAAAGTACAAGAAGAAAGTGGAGCAAATAGTGCGCAAGTTAAGTTATTAGAAAAGCAACGTGACGTTGCCATCCAAAACAAGGAAACCGAAGCTATAAAAGCCAATATAGATTGGGTTACTGTATTTGGTGAATTTGGGAGCATGTTTAATGATATGATTAAACCTGCACTTGAAGAAGCAAAGAAATACGTCCAAACAGATAAGTTTAAAAGTTCAGACCAAGACAGCCAAAAAGCATTGATTGATGCCATCAACCAAATGGAGCAATCTTTAGGCGGAGCTGGTGGTTTAAACTTCAAGAAGTTAGGTCAAGACATAAAAGCATATCAACTAGCTGAACAAAATCGTCTTGCTGCTATCGAGGAAGAAACTATGGCTCATGACAAGTTAGCCAAAGCCCAAGATGATTACACTAAAGCACTAAAGAGTGGAACAGAAGAGGAGAAAAAAGCAGCTCAAAATGCTTTTGAGATAGCCCAACAAAATGCAAATGCAGCATCTATAAACGTACAAGCTCAAACAAGTGCTGCCAATGAAATGCAACAAAGCCTAACTAACACCGCAACAGCTTTAAAGGCTAATATGGAAAATGTAACAAGTGGATTACAGAAGTTATCTTCTGGAGGAATTAAAAATGCCTACGAAGGATTGTTGCAAATTGGTAAAGGAGCCGGAGGAGCTATGGAAAAGTTTGCTGATAAACTTGATAAAGTTCCGATTGTCGGTTGGATCATATCAATCATTGATGTGTTTAAGGATGGACTTAGTGATTTTGTTGGAACTTTGCTGGATTCAGTATTCAATGCAGTTAGTGGAATTCTTAGCGATGTTTTATCTGGTGATTTATTTGTCACATTAGGCAAATCCATACGGGATGGCGTAAGCAATATTTTTAATGCTATTTCCTTTGGCGGATTTGACTCTCTGATAAACAAGATTAGCGGAAGCAATGCTAAAGAAGTGCAAGAAGCGATCGACAGATTAACAGACCGAAACGAAACATTAGAAAAATCGATTGACCGATTAACTGATGTAATGGATAAGTCCGCAGGTTCCAAATCTATATCAGCATACGAACAAGCATATAAATATCAAAAAGAACAGATTGACAATACTCTCAAAATAGCACGTGAGCAAGCTAGATACAGTAATTCGCATCATAGCTGGCAATATTATATGGAATGGAATGACGAACAACTACGTTGGGTTCGTGAAAATGTGGATAAGAATTTCTCCGGTACTAACTCGTTATGGGGACTGACACCCGAACAAATGAGAGAGCTTCTTAGTAATGCTGATATATATGAGCAAATTAAGAGTTCCGGCAAAGGCGGATATGGAGAACGTGTAATGGAAAAGCTTGAAGCGTATGCCGACCAAGCAGGAAAATTAGATGAATTAACAGAGAAAATCAATGAGTCTCTGATGCAAATTTCTTTTGATGGTTTGAGAGACAACTTCTTGGAATCATTAATGGATATGGATAAGGATGCTAAAAGCTTTTCTGAAGATTTCTCCGAATATATGCAACGTGCACTGCTTAATTTCTCTATGGGAGAGTTGTTTGATGATGAATTGAGAGAATGGTATAATGGCATTGCAAAACTGATGAAGGAAAATGGAGGAAAACTTACTAAACAACAGTTGGAAGATGCTAGAAAAGAGTACGATGCAATGGTTCAAGATGCAATGAATGAAAGAGACAAGATTGCTGAAATAACAGGATATACAGGTAGTTCTTCCTCATCTTCCCAAGAAGCTTCAAAGAAAGGCTTTGCCGCTGCTTCGCAAGATTCAATAGACGAACTTAACGGGCGTTTCACTGCTTTGCAAATAGCCGGAGAGGAAATTAAGAATCAAATGATAGCCGTTGTAGTTGGGGTTAATTCTCTTGTAGGAATCTCATCTGCCGGTAACGAAACATTGAGCAATATTCTAAATCAGCACGTTATTACTAACAGTTATTTGGAGGATATTGCAAAATACACAAAACTTTTAAACGATATAAAAACGGACATATCCGAAGTTAAAGTCAACACTAAAGGTTTATCAACTCGTTGATATTAAACATTATAAAATATAAGAATATGCCTAAAGGTGAGCTTTTTATAAACAACAAAGATTCCTACGATAGCTGGGGGATTAGTATGGACACGTCTTCCCTATCAGCATTGATGACTCCCGCACCTAATAAGGAGTTCATAGAGAACAAGTCAAGATTAGAAAACGGAAAGCGTATAGTAACAGCCAATCCTAAAATGGATGAACGAAACCTTACTTTGACCATTCAACTCACGGCTAAAGATGAAGATGACTTTTTCGAAAAGTACAACAATTTCTGTAAAGAACTTGCTAGCGGTATATTAAATATTAAAACAAAGTACCAGCCTAATATTATGTACCGTACAGTATACCTTTCATGTAATCAGTTCACACAGTTTATGAGAGGTATAGCTAAGTTTTCACTAAAGTTAGTTGAATATAATCCATCGCCTGAAAATCGTACAATTTAACGTTTTAAGTGGCATAGTTTATTTCACTTTTATTATCTTTGCATAAACATCGTATGAAGGTATACGAAACTTATGATAGACATCAAAGACATATCCGGCAACATTCGCTTTTCGACTCCTATCAATGAGGGTTCGAAAAGACACTTCCTTTTGATGAAGGAGGACTACATCACTTTGCTATTTAGCCTTTCTAATCCGGTTTATTTCAAACTAGGCGACTACGTAGACAATGAGTTGGGAATATTTGAGCTTGTAGACCTTTATAAGCCTACCTACAATACAACGACAGGTGCATACGACTACGAACTCCGCCTTGATGCTTATTACTGGAAATGGAAGAACAAGAAGTTCTTCTATACACCGGAAACCACCGGACGTGAAGCCGCATGGAATCTTACCGCTACCCTTGACACGCATTTAGATGTTTTTCTGGATAACCTGAAAGCTCTTGGATATAAATTCAGGGATCTGGATTTTACTTGGGACATCGATAGTACAGTAGAAAACACTTCCAAGCTTGTTTCCTACGATAACGTAAATCTGATCGACGCTCTCACACAGATGGCGGAGACATGGGAGTGTGAATGGTGGATAGAGAATCATAAGATTTGCTTCGGACGTTGCGAATACAGTTCCCCTGTTGATTTCAAAGCCGGTGATTTGACAGACACAGACAATGTGAATGTCAACAGCATGACACGCAGCGACAGCCAGACCACTTATGCGACCCGTATCTACGCTTTCGGTTCTACCCGCAACATTCCTTCCAGCTACCGGAAAGATTTAATATTCGACGTAAAAGAGGTTAATGGACGTAATATATCCGATACGTCAAGACCGCTCAAAATAAACTACTTTCCGTCACGAGTTACGTATAAGGAAGACTATACCGCTAGTAGCAACGAAGGCAGCGGACCTTTTACTCCCTCTTATACAGAATGGACGCTTGATAAGGCTTTAGCTTCATCAGCCAAGGGTGGTTCTTATAAAGTTGTTTCGGAAGGAATTTCAATCAATATATCAACAGCCGTTCCGCAAATAGGGAACCGTGCTTTTCTACCGGCAGGAGATTATATATTGAAAGCGTCATATATCTATAATATTTCCGGGGAATCAAAAGAGGTGATTATTGGTAATCAGACCGTTTCATTAGCCCAAAATCAACAATATGAGATTGTGTCTAAAATACAGGTTTCCGACACGTTGGTTATCGACAAAAACAGTTCTGATTTAAAAGTAAGGGTATATGTTCACGTACCAGCTCCAGCTTCTTCCGAGCTGTTATCGACTTTCCAGGCGTATGTAACATACGATATTAACGTGTATGGCGGTTCTTCTGCAACGACTTCCGTAACATTCCTTTCCGGTGCAAATGCCGGACAGACGTTTGCTGCTGTTTACAATCCCGACCTTTTAACCGGTGACGCAGCAAACATTATCCAGTTACCGGAAGGTGTAACCGCCTCTTTAGGTAATCGGTACACCATTAACAACATCATAAGCGGTAAAGTCCCCGATAACTACTTCAGTAAGGATGACAAGGAAATGACCCTTAACGGAGTTGTTCAAAAACGCCTTATGCTCCCGGAGGGTATTTCTTATGTAGACGCTTATAAATACAGCCCGACCGGTGAACGTATCAACATCGGAGATGAAAACTACGATGATCCGGATAACGTGGAAATGCCGGAAGAGGAAGCAATCGAAGAGATCGTTATATTTGAGGATGAATATCCGCAATACAAGGGTACAATATCCAGCATCAGCTACGATAATAAGGTAGACGATAACGATAAGGAATATCGGATCTACAATTTCAAAGATACGGGACTGAAGAACTTTACAGAAGATTTCAGGCTGGATGGTGAGGAACTTCACATGATATTCCAAACCGGTAAGCTTGCCGGGATGGACTTTGCTATCAATATTGTAGAAAGCGATAGCACCGGAACAACCTTTGAAATAGTCCGTAATGAAGATTATGGACGTTATCTCCCGGATGATGTTCTTTATCCGGAAGCTTCTAATACTTATATCCTTTACGGCTTTGATACCGCATACATCTCCGAACAGATGTTACCGGATGCAGAGCAGAATCTACTCAAAAAGGCAAAGGAGTACGTAAAGAAATCCATGATTGACCCGTCCACCTACGATTGTGAGATGGATGCTGATTTTATCTACAATAAGGGTAATATTCGTACATACGAAGTCGGGGCTAAAGTCAACCTGATAAATAAGGCATTTTTCCCGGAAGGCAGACAATCAAGAATAATCGGTTTCGAGTGGCCGCTGGATATTCCTTACGATCATCCGATTTATACAGTCGGTGAAACTGCCTCATATTCCCGTATCGGTGAGATAGAGAGCAAGCTTGATTCCCTCACTTACAAGGGACAAACCTATTCCGGTTCTGCTGTCGGAGGTGGTGGAACGAGTGTGTATGTTATTGGGGTTAATGACAAGACAATTCCGTCTGACAGAAACGTATTCTCCGCAAAGAGAGTGCTTCAGGAGATTATAGCTTATGCTATAAGTAAGACGAAAGATGACACAGCCCTAGGGCTTATTTCATTCCTGAACGGCATTAACGTTGCCAATGGTATTGTAACGGACATGATAACTGCAACAGAATTGAGCAGCAATATTGTAAAGGTGCTTGATAAGCTTACAGCCAATAATGCCGCTTTCTCCGGCAATATATCTTCTGTTGATTATGCTGAAAAGTTACTTGGCTGGCTGATAACGCCAGCCGGTGATATAGATGCGAAGTCGTTGCGCCTACGTGATTTCCTTGAAGTACCGGAATTGCGATATAACCGGGTATCAGTTATCACGGGTGAGGAATGGAACGCACCTGGAGGCGGTATAATCGAATCAGTGGACGAAGAGAACAGCATCGTTTACCTGAAGCTTGAACCGGGCGAGGTTGCAGCTGTTGAAGTGGATGATATTTGCAAGGCTAACTTTAACAATGACACAGGCTTTCAGACAACCTATTTCCGGATCACCGAAAAGCTGGATAATGGTTCTTTTAAATACGTTCTCCGCAGCGGATATACTTACCATCCTCAAAAGGCTATGCACTTTGTTTGCTACGGTAACTTCACCAATGCGGAACGCCAGAAGTCCAGCTATTCCACGCAGAATTATATCCGTTTCCTTAAGGGTGTAAACAACTGGGAGATCACAAAGGATATGATTGCCATGCAGTTGGGAGACCTGTCTAACCTGAAACTGTTTGGAATGGATATGACCGGACATAGTGCATATCTTAACAGAATCTACATGACCGGTACGATCAAACAGATTTCAAATGATGGTGTGACGGAAGTACCGGTTCCGGCTTTCAAAGGTGAATGGAAAGCGGGTACATACTGGTATTACGACGAAGTAACCCACAACGGAAGCACATGGATTTGCATTGAATCTACGACTATGCAGGAGCCGTCAGATTCTTCTACTGATTGGTTGAAGGTTATTTCTAAAGGGGAAGATGGAGCTTCAGGAAAAGGAGTAAAAAGTATCGTAGAGCAATATTATTTATCCACTTCTCAAACGTCATTAACAGGAGGGAGTTGGAATACGACACCCCCAACCTGGGAGAAAGGCAAATATATCTGGACACGTTCGGTTATTACTTATACTGACGATTCAACGACTACTACTGATCCAATTAGTGTAACCGGTGGAGCTGGTGATAATGGGCTTGGTGTTAAATCGGTTGATGTTTTCTATTATCTTTCCTCCTCTTCTAGCGAGTTAATCGGTGGTGAATGGAGCACTAATGCACCTACTTGGGTTAATGGAAAGTATATGTGGAGTAAGACAAAAACTACATATACAGACGGCACCTTTGTAGAAAGTAATCCTGTTTGTATTACAGGGGGAAAAGGCGAAGATGGAAAAGACGGTAAAGGCGTACAGAGCGTTGATGTCCTTTATTACCTATCCAGTTCTTCAACCTCCCTTTCCGGTGGTTCATGGTCTACAAACTCACCAACTTGGGTAGATGGGAAATACATTTGGAGCAAAACGAAAGTGGTATATACAGATGGTTCGTCTATTGAAACCAATCCCGCTTGTATCACTGGAGGTAAGGGTAATACGGGGGATGATGGTAGGGGAATATTAAGCATTGTCGAAGAGTATTATCTGTCTACTTCTTCTAATTCTTTGGTTGGTGGTTCTTGGAGCACAACGCCTCCGGCATGGGAAAATGGGAAATATATTTGGACTAGATCAGTAATAACATATACAGACAGCACATCAACAACCACTAACCCTATCTGCTCTACCGGTTCCACGGGTGAAACTGGGATCGGAGTCAAGAGTGTTGCCGAACAATATTACCTGTCTACATCATACAGCACGCCTACCGGTGGATCGTGGCAGACTTCTGTTCCGGCATGGCAGGATGGCAAATACATCTGGACACGTGTAGTTATCACCTACACTAACAATACATATACAGAGACAGATCCGGTATGTGTAACAGGTGGAAAGGGACCAAGCGGAAACGATGGCGTAGGGATAAGTGCCGTTGATGTGTTATTTTACCTTTCAACCTCTTCTTCATCATTGGAAGGCGGATCATGGTCTACCACGTCTCCAGCATGGGAGGATGGTAAGTACCTATGGACTAAAACAAAGGTAACTTATACGAATGGTTCGACATGGGAAAGCGATCCGGTTTGCATCACTGGAAGCCAGGGAAAAACAGGATTACCCGGTGCAATGCTCCGTCCCCGTGGAGTATGGAAAGCCAATACCGAGTATTATAACAATGAGACATTCATAGATACAGTAATCTATGACGGTCAGAACAAACTTTGTAAGATCACGCATACGTCTACTTCCTCTTTTGACTCAACGAAGTGGGAAGAGTTCAGCGAATTCGAGAACGTGGCAACAAACGTCCTTCTTGCTCAAAATGCGACGATTGATGTTCTCGGTTCTTCCGGAATATTTGTTGGAAACTTAGATAAAACGAAGGGCTGGATAATGACCGAAGGCTCTATTAAGCATAATGTTACAGGTGTCGAGCTAACATCTGACGGAAAAATATCTCTTCCAGAAACCGGTGGAATGACCGTAGGTGGAAAGACTTTCATAGAAGCCGGCAAGATAAAGACGGAGTTTATTGATGTTGATACTTTGGAAGTAAAAAAATTAAAGGGAGCAACGGGAACCTTTAAGGAATTGCAAGCTGTTGATAATGAAGGTAACATACAAGGTAAGATTTCTTTTAACTCTGATGGGGCTGGAGATAATGTTTCATCTTCGCTTAATATTGATTTTTCAAAAACTTGGATTTCTGGTGATTTGTATCAACAGGGCTACAATGAAACCGAAAAGCGTTCTTGGAGATTTTACACTTCTGACCTATGGTGTCGTGGCGAATTCGGGCATCGAACGATGACTCATCTCTCTTTTGAATCATCTTCGACTAGTGATTTCTTTGCACATATATATAACTATGGAACAGACACTACATATCATAAATATGCAGAATCAGGTCAGCCAATTGATTGTATATCTCTAGGTGGAACAGGGAATTATGTACTATATGTTTGTGACTCACCACAACGCAAGATGCTAACTATTATGAATACATCCGGATATCCAAAAAGAATAATGGTAACGTTCCAAGATTCAGCAGTTTTCACTCTTGAGCCATACAAGTTTAAGATTTTCATAACAGCAGAAATAAATACTGATAAAATAAATCCAAACCGGGCAAATAATTTACGTATCATGCAATAATTATGAAAATAGATTTCAGAAAAATAGAATTAACCGATCTCGAAGGGAACAAGAGTACCGTCGATGTATCTAAAGCATTCGGAAATGCGATTTATCAAAATACGGGTGATCTTGGAGAATTTAATCTTGCTCAAGATATATACCGGAAAGGAGAAGTTGATATATCCCCTGAACAAGCTAAATCTCTAAAAAAGTATACGCAGTTATTTACTCGTGTCATTGATCGAATAGCTGTCAGCAATGCTCTATCACAAGAAGAATAAATAAGTTGAAAACAATGGTAGCAAAAGGAACGATCATAAAATTAGCAGTATCTATTGAACTACCTTCGGGCTTGACAATGGATGACATAGATTTCGAATGCAAGTTTTCTGTAACTCTCAATTCCCAGACGATCAAGAAGTCGGAAATGGTACGTAATGATGAGAACAGCTACACTTGTTTCCTTGATACCAACATCATAGGGAGGGGAGAAATTTGGATAGAAACTACGGCTTATCTTCCTGACACGGATTATGAAGGAGGAATAAGACCGGAGGTAGACAAGTCGGCAACCGGAATAAGAATTGTGTAATATGGGATGCATACGGGTTAACATAGAAGCCTCGAAAGGAATAAAGGTGAGCACATCTCCTTTGTCTGGGATAAATATCTCTGTAAATCCCAGCCATTCAATTAAAGTGTCGGTAGGGGTTATCTGTGATGTTGGCAAAGATGCTTATTTGAGAGTAGAGCCTGATTACATCTGGCTGATGCCCTCCAATAACTTTGAAGATAACGTAGATGTATTGTCAAATGTGGTATGGACCACGGCAACAAAAGAATAAAATTTTATTGTTTAATTATTTAATGATTTGAATTATGGCAAAGCCTAGTTGGTTAAGTTTAAATCCTTCAACGGGAAGCGGAAATGGGACAATTGCAAACAGTGCAAGTGCTCATACAGGTCGTACAGCTAGAACCGGTACGGTGACAATAACGGGTGTCGGGGTATCTACTCCTGCAACTTATAAAGTAACTCAAACTCCTAAATCCGAGTTTGCATCTTTTGATAACGGAGCGGAAATGTCAGCACCCAAAGCTGCCGGGACTGTCACTGTTGAAGGTAAGTCCAATTCCCAAAAGCTGACCTTTGCATGGGCGGGTAGCGTATCGGATGTTACCATCCCAGCGAAATATAGTGCGAATGGGACACAGACAGATAATGCGGCTAGCATCACAGGTGATCCAGGTGCTACAGCAGAGTTTCCATTCTCCATAGAACTTGAATTCCCTGCAAATGAAACTATTGAAGAAGTTGTAAGAACATTAAAAGTGACCGCAAACGGTGGTCAGGCTGTACAGATTGCAATCAAACAGGCAGCAGGAGACGCAAAACTATCCGTTTCCCCAACAGAAATTACAATTCCTCAAAACGGTTCAGCTGTTTCCGTTACTGTTACGTCTAACACTTCTTGGACTGCCGCATAATGGATATACTTGTACCTTGGAAGGAAGGAGAAGGAAGCATTGTCATTACGCCCGGCCCTAATGGAGCCGCAAGCGTAATGAGCGATGTTGCCAATGAAGGACTGGACAGGCAACAAACTGTCGTGTTTTCGACTACTAAGGGCAATAATCAGGTTTCCGTTTCTACTACGGTATCTCAAGAAGGGAAAAGACAGGCATTTGCAGTGACCGAAGGACGGTTTCTACTGTCTGACGGTAGTACGTTTAACGTTATAAAGAGTAAGTTCTATGAGTGATTATAACAGTCAATATTCGGGAGCTAGGATTGAAGAACTATTGGCAATGATACCTAACTTGGCTAAAGCTGATCTATCTAACGCAATGACAGTAAATCTCAATCAGAACGGTTATGCCAAGTTCAATAATGGATTGCTTGTACAATGGGGAAGAGTTGGAGGTTCGTCTACAGCTTCGTATAGTGTGACTATGCCTACATCTTTTTATAATACTGAATATAAAATATTTGCAACTGTATACAAACCTAGTAGTGACTCTGCGATATATTCAGCTTCTCCTTTAGCAACAAATAAGACCGTTAGTAGATTCTACTTAAATAGAAATTATGCAAGTGGTGGTACTACTGGATTATCGCAAGAATCATGGGATTGGATGGCAATAGGTAGATGGAAATAAGGAGGACGTTTTATGGGAAAAATGTATTGGAAAGAAGGGTTTTACGATGAGCCACAAGAAGGAGCAGTAGAAATATCGGTGGAGTACTGGCAGGAATTGCTTGACGGTCAATCATCCGGAAAAGAAATCAAGGAGAACGAAAGCGGTTACCCGGTATTGGTTGAGCATGAGTATACCATTGATGAATTGAAAGAGATGAAGATTGCAGAGATCAACGCTTACGACAAGTCGGATGCTGTAAACTCCTTGACGCTGGACGGAAAACAAATATGGCTGGATAAAGACACCCGTGTAGGATTAGTCAACTCAATAAACATAGAAAAAGAAGCGGGCCGGGTATATACTACTTTGTGGTACAATGCGGAGAAGTATGTAATTCCCGTAAATGACGCCTTAAATATGCTTGACCAATTAGAATTGTATGCTCTTGACTGCTACAATACTACACAGACTCATATTGCAGCCGTGAAAAATTTGTTTAGCAAAGAAGAGGTTAATTCCTACAATTATAAAACCGGTTATCCGGAGAAACTCAATTTTGTATTATAAACTATAAACAGATAAAGCTATGATTCTACTAGTATTAATGTCGTTCATCCTCATTGCCGGCTACGTCTTTGCAATGATTAAAAAGATGGAGGAAATCCCGTATTCTATCAGTGATACCTACTACGCCCTGACGCATAAGTTCTGGTTCGGTTTGTGCATGATTGGCTCCGGTATATTGCTTCTTCCGGCAGCATTTGAAGCAAGTACGGAAAACAGCCGGTTTCTTGTATTCCTTTCGGTTGTCGGGATGGCTATACTTGGTGTATCTCCTAATTTCAAAGGAAGCCAGAAAACCGCCCATTGTATCGGTGCCGCCATGTCGTTGATCTTCTCCCAGATATGGGTAGGTTGCAATAGTTGGTATTGGTTACTGTTATGGGCTGGATTTATCGCTTACATGGTTATCTCCATGAGTGAGCACTGGACAGGCAATTTCATCTCTGACTTCATAAAGAGAAAGCCTATGTTCTGGATTGAGGTAATTTCGTTGTTAACCGTTTATCTAACTTGTATCGTATGAAAGAAGCAATAGTACATACCACAACCGGAGGATTTGCCGCAATAGCCACTGCATTTGTTGCCGAATCATTGCAAAATATGATTCCGTGGTTGATTGTCTCATGTGCTGTAATCCTCTGCGATCTCCTATTCGGAGTCAGGAAAAGTATGCTAATGGGTGAAAAGGTCAGATTCTCACGTGCGATCCGTGCTACTATGGGAAAGATGGTTACTTACTTCGCATTTGTCTGTATGGTATGCATGATTAGCGTAGCAAGCCACAATGAATATCCTATAGATGTGTATTCCTGCTTATTGGTATGCTTCATAGAGGGATGTTCGATAGTTGGGAATATACTGAAGCCAAAGGGGATTAACATCAATATTATCGGGGCTTTGGGTGTGTTTGGTAAGAAGGTGTTTAAGGTTGATAAGGAAGATGTGAAGGAAATTATTGAAAAGGAGAAGTAAGTATGAATTTATACACTGTTATTTGTATTTTTCCCTTTTTGCTTTTTATCATACTCTATGCATTTGCGGTGAACAAGCCCAAGAATCGTAAAAGAAAAACAGGGAATAGTAGAATAAAATAGAAAATGAATATGATAAATAAAATCAGCGCATTAGCCAGTAATCTTCTATCCAAGATCGGCATAGACGGAATGGCTCACATTATAGTATGCCAGAACCTGATAATGTGGTTATCAAAGTTTTTTGGAATTGTGCCACTATGGGAAGCAATCATTATAACCGTCGTGATCTTCATCCTAAAGGAAGTGTACGACAAGTATTGCAAGAAAACAGAGTTCTCGATTAAAGACATCATCTGTGATTGCGTGGGTCTGGTGTTGGGAGTATTAACATTGATATTATAGGAGGAAATAATATGAAGAGAGAAGATATAGACTCAATCATCATTCACTGCTCGGCAACACGTGCCGGGCAAGACTTGCGAGCAAAGGACATTGACCGGATGCACCGGGCAAGGGGATTCAATCAGATCGGTTATAATTATGTAATCGACCTGGACGGAATGATCGAAGAGGGCAGACCGCTCACTGTTGATGGAGCACATTGTAACACTAAGGGATTTTCCGGTAAATCGTATAACAAGCACTCGATCGGCATTTGTTATGTTGGCGGACTGGATGCAAATGGAAAGCCCGCAGACACTCGCACTCCGGCTCAAAAGGCTAGTTTGCGACAACTGATTGACAAGCTTTGCAAAGAGTATCCTATCATCGAGCTTCTCGGACATCGTGATACTTCACCCGACCTAGACGATTCAGGTGAGGTAGAACCGGCTGAATATATCAAGGCGTGTCCTTGTTTTGATGTGCGGGAAGAGTACCCGAATTTCTTACGAAATACAGTAATAACAGCAAAAAAATAGGAGGAACAATCATGGCAGATTTACAATTTACCCAAATAACGAGTCAGGATCTTTATGCATCAGAAATTGTTGTCAACAGCAATTTCAATATTCATTTAGACCGTGTTGCCGGATCAGAAATCAGAATCTATCAGAAAACCGGTAGTGAAACAGAATCAATGGATGAGAGGACAGCCGAAAGCCGAGGTTTTGACCCTGTATTTCTTCCGGGATATATCCAAAGTGACTCTGGGAAAATATTCGATTACGATTTTGACGCCTTGGTTTATCCGAAGGTAATTCGTATCGAAAGTTATACAGAAGTAACAAGTGGGGTTTTAACGGAGGCTGAATGATGCTTAATAGAGTCTCATTAAACACAATAGGGCTTAACCGGATCGGATTGAACCGAATCGGTAAGCCTTCTCGTGCTTCGTCCGAGCGTCCCTACATCGACCCAGAAGTCTTAGCCTCCTTGAAAGCCGTCTGCATCTGCTACGGTAAGAGCAACGACGATCCGGACAGGGCTGTTGTTAAGAACTTGGTAGACCCTGACAATCCGTTTGTGATTAGCAATGCGGCTTACGAAGGCATGTCAGGCCATAATGGATATCCTGTTGTGTTTGGTGCTAATAAAACTTGGGCGAATGAATCTAACAGATATGTTACTAGTATTACTAGTAATACCATTCATATTACTAATGTTCTAAATGCAGGTTTAGCTTTATTATATTCTTATGTTAAATATAATGGTAATCTTCAAAATATAAAAGAAATACCTCCTTTTAAGATTGAAATTAAAGGGTTAGAAGGTGGGTCTAAATTTATATATAAGTATTTAGCAACAAGCGATGCGACTAAGGAAACAAATCTATATCTTGAGAATGGTACTCATGAACTACCCAAATCATTCCTTCCGACAGAGGCTTTGATTAAGGATACTGCGATAGGTTTTTCAATAAGTCCAATTGAAGAAGGAGTTACCAATTTTTTAAGTAATATTACTATTAAAGTTCTTCCTGAATATGAAGGTGCTTTCGTCACCGACGGAATCGACGACCTGATTACTTCCACCAAGACCGTACAGGAGATGCTGGGAGGAAGCAATGAACTAACAATCGTGTCCATGGTTCATCAGGTTAAAGATTCAGTTAATAATGTATCTTTTACCAATTATATAAGAGGTAGTGCCAATGGCTATTTCCGTAATATCGTGAATAACTACGACAAGACTGGAATATATGGATATACTTCTTCTGACTTAAAGGGTTTGTCAGTTGTAAATAATATATTAGGTGATAAGAATGATTATACGTCTAATGGCGACAATAGAGACTCCATAATCAATGGTAATTTTAGCGTTCAAGGATATTCGTATAATGACGGTAATAATACTGGCGATTTTAGCTCTGTCGCTTGGTACTGGACAATCATCGCCAACAAGGTACTGACTACCGACCAAATCAACCAAGTAATCGCCTATTTCAACTTGGATAGAACTCTTAACCCTGATATACTATGTGATGTCAAGAAACAAGGAATCACCAACGAGAACCACGCAGAGTTTGGCGACAGGCTGATTGACTTTTCAGGTAATGGTAGGAATATTCAGTTGAACAATATTGCTTGGGACGGGGATAGTGGTATAGGTAAGTATAATTATCCTAACTGGAAGGTTAATGTTACACAAGGGAATAAATACGCTCGTATTGTTTATTATGATTCTATCAATGGTACTTATTCGGCTGACTTTAAAGGAATAACATATTTATATAAGAGTTATGGTTTGTCAATAGAGATTAGAGTAAATAGAGCAAACACTATTGATTATCATTCAATAAAGGAAGATGGTATATACACTGTAACTCCACCCGATGATACTACAAGTATAGATATACGTTTTGGTGGAGAGAACGTTTATAATGCTTCTTGTGATATAACCATCACCCAGATTCCCTCCCACGCAGGTGCTCTCTACCTTGACGGAGTAAATGACTTCGGTAAGGCAACAGGGATGCCGATTTACAAGGATTATACTTTCATCATAGACTATGAACGTATAAGTTATACAAGCGAAGGATGGGGAGGAGCTATTGTTTCTAAATCTCCTAACGCTAATAATGGAGCTTTTATTTCGATGATGGCTAATTCGGCTGGATTAAATAAACAATTATTCTCTTTTGGAGGTGTTACGGCATTTATAAAAGATGATTTATCAAGAATCTTGTTTTGGCAGACTAAATATAAATCGGGAAATACTGAATTAACAGTAGGAGAAGGAGTTGATGGTGATACTCTTTGCTTAGGTACTTTAAGAGATAATGATTCTCGTTTCTTCAACGGAGCTATCTACTCTCTCATGTCCTTCCCCTATAGTATGTCCGAGTTCTTGATCGAGCGTCAGTTGAAGAAGCACAAGCTGGGTACGCTGTATCCGGATATGGTGGAGTTCAGACCTGTTATTAAAAGTAGTGTAGAATATGCCTCTATTAGTTATTTACTTAGAATACCGGGACAAGGTACAGTTACTCCTGTTATAGGGCAATATTATCCAATATTATCTACTGACACATCTCTAGTAGTATATGTTGCTACAAACGGAGTGGATGAAGTTGCTAATCTAACTATCAATGGACAAGAGCCTACCAGTAGTTCTATTCATGTTGATGGTAGATTTAAGTTTGAATTTCCTTTCAACAACTCCCCTCAAAAGATAAATATCACAATTGACGAGTACATCAGATACGAGGATATTGTTCAACCTTATCCATCTTTGTTTACTCTTATTGATTATGATACAGAAGAGGTATATAGTTGGGGAAGTAAACTCAAGGTAGGCACTAAGTTTAAAGGTAATGTAATTAACTTGTTGCCTAATATGTACGAATGGCAAGGTAATGCATTATATAATGGAGAAATATTAAATTGGGGAGTTAAACCCGGAGTTGTTGCCAAAGAGATGGTCTTTAGTTGGGATATGCCATTTAAATATCTAATTGACAACAATGAACCAAAAGTAATTCTATCTCCTAAACTATTGAGTATGCCTAACAGCTCATACAAGATACTTGGCTACATTCCTGATATATCAGGTCATGGTAATAATGGAGTTATCCATAACTCGGCTTATGCGGAAGGAAGTGGTGTTAATGAAGATGGTTCATACCAATTTGATGGTGTAGATGACTTTGTTACTATTCCTACTTTGTCTAATGGAGGTAAACAGATGTTGATGAAGGTGAATTGGAATACCATTAATAGTATTATATATGACCAAAGAGGTAGTGGAGGTTTTGCAATATATTGTTCTGATTATAATAACCCAAGTGATCCTATTAGAGTTTCTGCTTATAGAGGAAGAAATGCTGCTGGTACTACATATATTGATGGTATTAGAAATGAATATATTATTGCTAGTCAATTAAGAAACGTTACTCATAATATTGTAGAAATATTAGATACTTCTTACGCAACAGGTAATATCAATCCTATTATTGGCAAGTCGTATATGAATGCTAACTATGGTAGTTTAGCTCTCTATGACTTCATGCTCTTCGACAACATCTCAACAGATGATAAGATTAAAGAGCTGAACGAGTATGTAGGAATACAAGGAAATGTTTGGCGAATCCTCACCCAACTAAGCAACTCAACTTTAATTTCAAATGAAACATTAATTAAAAACGAATGATATGGAAAATTTAGAAAAGATACAGGAAATCAGAACTACCGAAAAAGCTTGGCTTGAGTATGCACAGGCTATCGATAGGAATAATGATAAATTAGGTAATTCTCTAAATATAATTGAGTCATTAACCATTCCCAATGCAGTCTCTGTTGATTCCGAAAGTGTTACTTCAGGATATTATCGATTTTACGATGGTAGAACTTTTGCGCTTTCCGGTTATCTATACACTAACCCTATACTTGTTCCTAAAGGTACTGTAATATTGGGTAAACAAATTAATGTATCTTCATTGGTGTCTCTTGTCTCAAAAGTGGATGCTGAAGGTAATTATATATCAACTTTCGTCCGTGGTAAAGACGGTGTTCAGGATTACTTCAGTATCATCAATGAGGATTGTTATATCGAAATATCATGCCAGACCAAACAATTATCAAGTTTTTCAATCGTAAGTTCTAAACTAACAGAGGATTTGCTAAATATCCTATTCCAAAACGAGTATAATATTGAAGAATCCACTCACTTAATAGCTTTAAAGGATAATCCATTAGCTAATATTATCCGTGACGCAGGTTATGGTTCGATAATTCATTCATGGGGTATTATCGGAGACAGCTATGCAAGTGGAGAAATGGATATTTTCGTTAATGGAGAACATAATCGATATGTAGATATGTACGCTTACTCTTGGGGACAAAGATTTTGCAAAATGATCGGTGCAGATGGTTACAATTTTTCTAATGGCGGGCAAACGACAAAAGGATGGATAGAAGCAGGAGTAGTTAGAGATGAATCCTATGAAGGAGGTCCAGGAGGTGGCGGCTGGTCATTGGCTCAACAATCGGAACATTTAAAACAAGGCTATATTATAGCATTAGGAGTAAATGATAAAAGCCAGTCATATTCCATAGGTAGCGTTGATACGGATATTGACTCAACAGATTACAATAATAATGCAGAAACATTTATAGGTTATTATGCGGGAATAATTCAACGCCTAAAATCGGTACAACCGAAAGCGAAAATCTTTTGTGTTACACCGTTGGGAACCTATTATGCAGAGTATGCCACTGCAATAAGAAGTCTTGTTTCAGCAATGAATGCTATCTATGAAGGAGATGTTTATTTGATTGATCTGGATACATACTATCCAATTTCTTGGTCGGGACAATATGTGTTAAATTCTCATGGCTCTGCTATGGGTTATCAATATTGCGCATACGCAATAAACACATATATTGATTGGATCATTCGTAATAACGGAGATGCTTTTAAAGAGGTGTCTTTAATAGGATTAGATAATGTATAATTGAAACAATTAAAACAAATCTTATGAAATACATTACATTCCCCACATCGAATTTGAACGAGATTATCAATAAAACAACTCTAATTAAAATATAAGAATGATATACGCAGTAGTAACAATCGAGTGGATGGCAGAGCATGGACTGCTCTCCGTCCCCACAATGAGAAAGAGTAAAGACGGAAGTAAGGTAATCCTTCACGAAGAGTTTCTAACCCCTTACAAGGACGAAGAGTTTCCGAGGTACTATTTTGACAGCCCGGAACTGAACGACCTCCTGGCAAGCGATGAATGGTCTTGGACGGAAGAGGAGCAGCCGGAAGGTAGTGCAGAATTCATTCAGGTGGCAGCGGCTCAAAACCTGTTGAATGTGACCAGAGCCGGAATTCAAACTATGTCCCTGACTGACAATGAAGCGTTGAAAGTCAAGTCTATGTACCCGTATTGGAACGAGTTCATAGGTAAGTCACTAACAACCGGAATGAAAGTGCAGTACAACGGTGGACTGTACCGGGTTCGTCAGGACATTGCTGCCGTCTTGGAGAATCAACCGCCCAGCATCGACACTGCGGCTCTCTATGAGGAAATCAACGAAACGGCTTCCGGCACTATTGACGATCCTATTCCATATAACAACAATATGGAATTGTTTGAAGGGAAATACTATTCGCAGGATGATGTGACTTATAAGTGTACCCGTTCGACCGGACAGGCAGTGTACGCTAACCTCTCCGAATTGGTTGGTATTTATGTTGAAGTAGCATGAAAACCCTCCCTTGGATACTAGTCTGCCTGTTGCTTGGCGTGATCGTGTGGATGCAGTGTAATCCGCACGATCCGTCAACGGTGTACATTAAGGGAGATACTGTACGTATCCGGGACACGATAAGAGACACAATACCCAAACCGGTAAAGGAAACTCCGAAGCGTACCGATACGGTATATTTACCGATCTTGATAGATACTACCACCGATAGAACCGTAGAAAGTGATTCGATTCCGGTACTAATACCGATTACAAGTAAGGAGTATAAGACCGATGATTACCGGGCGGTAGTCAGTGGGTATAATCCCAACCTTGATTCTATGGAAATATACAGAGACAATAAAATTATTACTTTTCCACCTTTACAGAAGAAGAAACGATGGGGATTAGGTTTGCAGGCAGGATATAGTTATCCGGGTGGTTGGTACATAGGAGCCGGAGTTAGTTATAACTTATTTATGTGGTGATTACCGGACTAACTATCTTCACAGACCGCTTCCGGTATGAAAAGTTTAAGTTTTACCTATATAACAATTTCCGTTGGAAAAAGGTTTATAAAGAAAGGAGGGCAAAATGATACTTTAATTAATACTAAGCACTAAGTTTACCCGGTAAAGTAGAAGGCCGGTTATCATAACAAATGTAGCTCTTTTGGGGGTAGAGTAAAAAGAACCCCCGACACATTAAAGTTGACGCCAATCAATACTTTAATACACCAAAGCATACATCGGTTGTGTCAGGGGGTATAATATCCTTAACATTCCGAAGTATGCTTTTGTTCTTTTGGTATATGTACTGATTGGCAAGGGCAAAAGTACAACAAAAAAATTAATTACCATGTGTAAGTCCGAGATTTTTGCCGAAATATTGAATCTTGTAGGAAAAGAAACAGAAGTTTCTACTGAACTAATCCTTTCATCAAGCAAAGTGACCGAGGTTGTCGATGCCCGCTCTATCGTAGTATTCTTCCTTACTGAATACGGTCTATATCCTGAACAGATAGCCGCTCTACTTCATAAGACATCTGCCAGTATACGCTATCTTATATCCACTTTTGAGAGCCGCAAAAATACAAACAAAATGATTGCAATATATTTGCAAAATATTCGCAAATCGCTTGAAAATGAGTGCTGACTTAGGCTGAATCTAATATATACTTTTGTGATGCGGTTAATGTCGACCGTATTAAATTGTATATTAATATGAGTGAAACAAAAACTTACGTTTTCCCGGAATCAGGCGGGAACGGTGGCGGTAGTGGAATGATGGCTATGCTTGCCCCACTATTGCAACAGAAAGGTATTGATCCAAACTTATTGGTTGCTATGCAAGGAAAAAACAACAATGGATTTGGCGGTGATGGTTCATGGTTCATGTGGATAATCTTCCTCTTCTTCCTGTTCCCACTTTTCGGACGCAACGGATGGGGAAACAACGGAGATGGCGGTAACGGTGGCGGATTTGCTGGCGCCGGTATCCCTAACTTAATTAACAATGATGCAGGAAGGGAGCTACTTATGAGCGCAATTCAAGGAAACGGACAAGCAATTAACAATTTGGCTACTAATTTGAATTGTTCAATCGGTCAGGTTCAGAATGCCATCAATGGCGTAATGTCTCAAGTTCAACAAGTTGGTAACCAGGTTGGACAAAGTTCAATGCAGATTATTAATGCTATCCAGCAGGGTAACTGTCAGATCGCTCAACAGATTGCATCATGCTGCTGCGAAAACCGCTTGGCAATCTGCCAACAGACCAATACATTGCAGAATGCCATTAACGGTGTTGCAACCGGTCAGGAAAGAGGCTTCGCTTCCGTTGCATACGAAACTCAAAGACAGACCTGTGATCTGCAAAACTCCATCAAGGACAGCACACAGCAAATTCTTGCCGGTCAACGTGCGGCTGAAATGCGTGAAATGCAGAACAAGATTGACCATTTGCGTGAAGAAAACAGCACGTTCAAGAGTTCTGCAATGACTTCGCAGATTGTGTCACAAGCTACTGCTCCTCTTGGCGCTGCGTTAAGTGATTTGAGTAGCCGTCTGGCAAAGATTGAATGTGCGCAACCGCCTACGTTCCCGATGCCTTATTGTCCGGCCAGCGGTAACTATGTTCCGGTAAACTATTCCGTTCCTGTAAACTTCGGTGTATCTACATTAGGAGCTTGCGGTTGCTAAGAAAGGAGGTAATTATGTTATATCCTAACTTAATGTATCCTTACTGGCTTCCAAGCCCTTTTCTGATGAACCGATCCGCAAGGGGAATTAGGAGAGTTGATGTAAACGGTATCTACGAACTTTCAACGAACGCTGTTCAGTTGACAGATGCAAGCGTAGATTATGGTATTAATCCTCACTGCTACAATGAACTTCCGTGCGAAAGCATAATCCTGTTGAAGGTTCATGCGGATGTTCCGGCGGGTGGAGAAGCCTTGCCCGTATATGTCATAACTCCTAATCTGGGACAGACAACTCTGGCTACTGCCGGGGTTACTACAGGAACATCAAAGGTCCCTGTTGTGGACAGTAATAACAATCCTGTTACCGGGACTGATGTTACAGGCACTACGGAACGTCTTGCTTATCTTAATAAGCGCACAGGCGTTATACGTTTTCTGGAATTTACGGCTTCAACACCGGCTGCTGCCAGCAATGGCGAACCGGCAGCGGCAAGCGTAAATGCTGTAAAGGCAAAGTGAAATCTGGAGTGGGAGTAATCCCACTTCTTAAAGAGTTAATAAATTATGTTTCAAAGTCTAAGACAATCCAATATATTTTATATCCTTCAAAAAGGTGAAAACCCTGAATTGAAAGTGGGACAAGTTGTTTCAGTAAGCAACCCTCAACCTAAATACGGGCAGTATGTTCCGGGGCAGACTTACGGCCAAAATATGGAAACAGTTGTTGACGTATCGGTCAAGGTTGGTGAGGAAACTATTGATTTCAAACAACTTCCGGCAAATCTTTCCATAGCCAATTTTGGTGCGAATGGAGTTGTAGTGTCGGAAAGCCGGGAGGCAATGAATGCCGAGGTGGAATCTATGTTGAGAATAAGCCGAGGAGTAATAGAAAGTGTCCCTTACCATGAGAAGGTCATTTCCTCCTGTGATGTTATGCTAAGGGAATTGAATCCACAACTGGCGAAAGAAAAAGAACAGGAAGAGAAAATCGGTGTCCTTGAACAGAAAGTTTCCGGAGTTGAAAACACCCTTACCGATATAAAAGATATGCTTGCCAAGGCTTTGGGAAGTGGTAGTAACAATCCTAAAAGTAAATAAATTATGCAGATAATTGAAATCACAGAAAGCAAAGTCGAGAAAATGTCCGACTATGCTGAAAAGATGCTAAAATACGGTGGTAAACTGATGCAGTGCATCGAGGAACTTTCCGGAGGTGAAAGCATGGGAAGACGTGAACGTTATTATGACGATGACGACGAGCGTTATGACGAGATGGGCGAACGTGGTGGTTATGGCGGTGGTTCCGACCGTGGAGGTTATGGTGACCGTGGCGGCTATGGAGAAAGACGTGGCGTACGTGGTACAGGACGCTATTCCCGTTATCGTTAATGTTTAATTAGGGGGTGGATTATTTCTACTCCCTATAACTTTTTTAATAATCATGAGAAGAGAACCGCTGGATATAAGAGACAGAAGACCGGAAGAGATGGAAGCGTATCTTTCACACTTTGGATGGCATTTCAACAAGAAAATGTGTGAATTTGCCGTGTCTTTGATGAAGAAGATGAATCCTTCAACCGGAAAGAAAGAACGTATTGAACCAATCTCCAAAGAGAAGGTTGACGAATTGCTCACCCGTTACGGAATAAAGCTTGAGAACAATGTGTTGTATGATTATGTGTACTGGGCCAACCAATGCAAGGCGGATTTATTCAAATCCTCCGTGCCGGATGAAGCGCACATGGCATTATACATAAAGGATATGATTGACGATCCGGATGCTCCTGACGGCATGGCAATGTGTATGTGGTATGCCAAGATGAACAGAGCCGGAGAACCGGTGGAGTGGGACGAAATGCTTTGATAAATGATAAGGCAACGGTTTACATTACCCAAGTATGGCTGGAGCTGCATGGTATATTATGCAGTAGATACATATTATACAGAAGAGATATTGGATAGTATGCATTCCATCGGCTGTGATGGTGATATGCTCCGTACTGCATACGATAACATAAACTCCGGCAACCTGAATACCGGAGTTACTTACTCCAACTTCGGGACACGGGAAACGGTTATGGTTATTGCCCTTACTTCGTCTTCGAAGGAATTTGCCAAGTCATGGAGGCATGAGTGCGGGCACATGGCTACTCATATCTGTCAGGCGTTTGGGATAGACCCGTACGGTGAGGAAATTCAGTACATCGGAGATGATATAATTGAAAAGACGTGGGAATATGCTAAATCACTATTGTGCGAGTGCAAATGTTGCAAAAATGAAGTTAAACACTTAATTCACCAACCTTATGAAAAATAAGCAAGTCCGAAAAGCGCTAAAGAGTGATACTCCTATTAATAGCATGTATGCTCTTATTCCGGATAACAGGATGCGGGCTTTCAAGAAGTTTGCCGCCCGTTTTGGTTTTACTGAAGAACGAATAAAGTCAGTGCTCGAAAATGAGAAACGATAAGCTTGATATATTGCTTGAGCAGGCCGACGACCGGTATCACTCGGATTTCTGCCGGCTTCTGCTGGTGATGCTATGGAACGCCTAGAAAGGTGGTTGTACTGGCTGATTCCTCTTGCGATTATTGCAAGGGTTATATCTTTGTGTTTGTCCCTGGCTATGTAGTCGGGGATTTTTTATACCTTTGCCGAAAACTAACATTATGGCAGAAGAAAAGAAATACGACTACGACTCAATAAACGAGTTGCTAACTTGGGCTAAAGAAACGCTCAATAATAAGAGATACCCGGTCGGGGAATTCCAGCTGGATAAATGTGCAAAGATTCTTGACTGCGGAAAGTACCTTGATTCGATGATAGCGGTGATTTCAAGGAATTGGGAGAACCCTACGTTTTATCCGACTGTAGACCAGTTGAGAACATTTAGAGAAAAGATAGAGAAAGGAAAATAATATGACTTATTTATGTGTTGACAAAGATAGGACTGAACGTATTATTGAATGTGAAGTCTATTGTGAAAGAGGAGGAGACGAAGAACCCTATAGAGACGAAGAATGTTGGGACTATGATCCGCATAATGATGTATGCATCGAACTCCCCAAAGGTACAATAAAGAAAATCCTTGGACGAGAACTAACATGGGAGGATGAACCTGTTGAATTGAAATAGAGAAGGCAGTGGTAGTGTAAAATAAACTGTGTCACGCATTATTTATCTCTAGAAAACTCATCGGTCGGGGAACGGCCCGCGCCAAGGGGCGGGACCACCCGTCCCGACGAGCGTAAAA